ATGGCCAGAATAATTCTTGTACCCATTGATATCTCAGATAAAGAATTAACTCAACGCGTCATATGCCACGTTGAAGCCGAGGCGCGCATTGATGATGCCGAGGTGCACTTTCTGACCGTGATTCCATCCCTTCCCTATTACGCCTCGTTGGGGATGGCTTACACTACCGAACTGCCGCCAATGGATGAGTTTAAAGCGGAATCTGCAACCCGTCTGAAAGAGATCGTGGCCCAGTTTGCCATTCCTGAAGACCGGGTCCATTTCCATGTCAAGGAAGGCTCGCCGAAAGACAATATTCTGGAACTGGCGAAAACGCTTCCGGCAGATCTGGTGATCATCGCCTCTCACCGTCCGGATATTACGACCTACCTGCTCGGCTCAAACGCCGCGGCGGTTGTCCGTCACGCCGACTGCTCGGTGCTGGTGGTGCGTTAACCTCTTCAGCCCGCCGTCACGGCGGGCTTTTTATCTTACTCATCGTCAGGCTAAACCGCCTGAAATGTGCTGACATCCCCATCGCGAATCCGTACCATACACGCCACAGACTTCTACTCATCAATGTAAGACGTCATTAATTGCGATCGCCCGCAGAGCTGTGAGCAGAATGCGTGCGCCACACTATGAATTGAGCTATCATTAAATGCTGCAAAATCAAGAAATTAGCAAGAAAGAAAAATATAACCTCGATAAGTTTTTTAAATAATCGCAACCCCCTGAATTTATTATTTTTACCTTTAAATACAGCCAGTTGCCGCCCCACACGAATAACGCTAACCTACGCCAACCTACAAATTTAATGCCCTTTTTTGCCCTTTTTTTCATTCAATGCCCCCTATATGCCCCTCTTTTACTTTCAGTCTGAAAACTGGAGGTATCCATGTGCGGACGTTTTGCTCAATCACAGACTCGAGAAGAATATTTAGCCTATCTGGCCGAAGAAGCTGATCGTGATATCGCCTATGATCCCGAGCCTATCAGACGTTACAACGTCGCGTCCGGTACCAAAGTTCTGTTGCTAAGCGAACGCAGTGAACATCTACACCATCCCCCTCGATCATGATGAAAGGATATTCCCTTAAATGAGAAAACGGTTACCGACATGTGTCGTCGCGTGCGAGGCGCGCCAGGGATTGAGGATCTGAGGTACACGACCTATGCCGCGATGGGTAGTCGTTTGTTGGAGGCGGGCTTCAGTATCCATGAAGTAGCCCAGGTTACCGGGCATCGGTCGCTGAATATTTTGTGGCAGGTTTACAGTGAGCTATTTCCGAAAACGTTGCATGACAAATTCGTCAAGTTGCAGAAAAGCAAAAAGATTGATTAGAATCGCAAATGGTGATCTCCTGCCTGAGTCACTACACCCCACCCGGCAGCTCTGACATGCGGTTGTCGGGTGGGGTTCTTGAATAGCCAGAACGCTATCTTGGCGCTATGCCTTAATAACATTTATCTGATATTTAGCTACATTAAAATAGGATTCAATTCAAATTATTGATACAACCATAATCAAATGAAATAAAAGATAAAATTCACCACTGCCCACTGAAAAGGCAGGTTGCTGCTTCAATCCCACTATACTCATACCAATGGTAATTAGGGTCACTGCAACTTCTCGCCATAGATGCCATCGCTGGCGAAGACAAAACGAACCCCAGAAGAGCGCAAGAAACAATTAATTTAATTTTCATCAAGTTATCCTCAAGCAATGTCGTTGTGGTGGTTCAAACAGAAAAAAAACACAAAAAAAACATTCTTCACTGCAATTTTTTTACAACTTCATGAGCATTTTTGCAACAAGAAACCATCAATTTTCACTTTCTCCATTCAACATCACCATGATTTCCATCACAGTTTGGGCTATCTCTTTTTTCGCTGCGGAGAGTGATTACCACTCGACATTTCATTCCAGAAATACCGTATTTCAATCGAGAAAATCGCAATGCCTTAGCCACATACTTCTTAGATGTGATCATTGACCGATACTATTCACCTCATCCGAGACTAAAGGTTAAAAAAGATAAACATTTGTTAAGAAATATGGTAAAAAATACTCTGCTTTCTGCCGTAACATCTTTGCCTGCAGAATCAGAAACTTACGAATCGAGATTGATTTGGAACTTTAACTAATTGATTATGAGGTTTTATATGCGTAAATATCTTACTTCTCTTTTGCTTGCATTCCTTGTAGTTGGTTGCAGTGCAACTGGAGAAGATAAATTCAGTTCATCATATGTAAAAGCCCATATAGTTCCGCACAAAACAACGCAAGCAGAAGTTCAGGCTATTTATGGTACCCCGGATGATCAGTTTATGAACTCAGACGGAACCGTATCATGGACATATGATAAAAGCGGTAATCTCAGTACGGCAAGCTCAATAGCCAGTTATATACCGGGTGCCAGTGCAGTTTCCAGCGCTCTTGGTATGGCAGAAACAGCTTCATCAGCTTCCAGCGCAGCGACAAAAGCGTCGGGTAAAGTCTCAGGCGATACCGAGTATCATGCTCGTTCTTTAAACATAACTTTTGACAATAATAAAATTGTTGATCGCTGGTATATGTGATATTCAATTTTTTGCCCTGAATATAATGAAGGGCTTTCCCTTATATATCGTCTTGGGGAAGCCCTTCAATTAAAATCGACAGCTATTCTTCGCACCTGGCGTCCAGGCTATCCGCCTCCTTCAAAAGTCATCACTGTCCACTGTTAAGGATTCTGCATAATCATCTGCTGGCGACGAAAAACCCATCAGAGCACCCTCCCCATATTGCGTAGCATCAAAGTCGGTTTTCTGACTCATCGGTTGTCTTATCGACAAAATACGTCTGGTGATGTTCTATCCACTGGTTCGCCTCGCGGCCAGAGAAATGAACTCCTCGTTCCTGCAGCGCGCGCACGAACTCGTGGGTGCGTAAGTACACGAACCCCTTCGGGTTACGAGAGATAGAGGCGTGGAAAGCGTTGTTGATTTTGTCCTGCAGCAGGATGCCTCATGATTAACGCTGGTTGCACATACAGTATGTTTTGCAGATTGACCAGATCAATAAACGTTGTGCCTATCAATTTTCATCGCTGATGTAACGTAATGATTGTGCTGGCGTGGCAGCAGGAAAATATTTGTAAATGGTCTTCACCCCTACCCCGATCACATCTGCAACCTGCTGCCGGGTTGCGCCGTTCTCCAGCATCCGGCGCGCCCGCGCGACGACATCAGGGGTCATAACCCGCCGGCGGCCACCAATACGCCCTTGGTCTCTCGCTGCTGCCAGCCCTGCGCGCGTACGCTCCACTATCAATTCGCGCTCCATTTCCGCCAGCGCGCTCATGACGTGAAAGAAAAAGCGGCCGGCGGCCGTGGAAGTGTCGATCGAGTCGGTCAGGCTGCGGAAATTCACCCCGCGCGCCTGCAGCTCTGACACCAACGTGATTAAATCCCGCACGCTGCGCCCCAGCCGATCCAGTTTCCAGACCACCAGCACATCACCCGGGCGGAGTCGCCGCAGGGCGCGCTTTAGCCCAGGCCGCCGGGAGTTCTTCCCGCTCGCTGTATCTTCGAATATCTGCTCACATTCTGCACGAATCAGTGCGTTTTTCTGTAAATCGAGGCTTTGATCCCCGGTGGACACGCGCGCATAGCCAATCAGCAATTTATAACTCCTTGAAATTACTGATTGTAAAAAGCTCCCATCATTCGCACAAACCCTCGTTTAGGCGAACGCTATTTTTTGGAGCAAAAACATGGCCTTTATTCCACCGCTCGGGAACACCTCCCCGGAGGTCCTGCTCGATAATGCCACGCGCATGGATAAATTGATTAACGGGCCAGCGGACACCGTTCCCGACCGCGCTGGCGACCCACTGTACTCATGGCGCCAGATAATGGCGATGGCCGCAGATGTGCTGACCGCGTATCAGGAAAACGGCGGTGTGCTGGCGTTCGCCGATGAACAGCAACTGCTGGCATTTACGCCGGATAAACCGAACGTCCTGGCGCTGGATGGTACGACCGGCGCTTACTGGTTCTGGGACGGGATGAAGTGGACAAAAAATAAATACCAGTTTGCGGATATCGCAAATGTACTGAGCCTGGCAATACAGCGGCTGTATATTTCACAACAAATTCAAATGTCCGCCATTAACGATACGGCACAGAACGTGGATGATAATAACCAGCAGGCGACAGACTGGCTGTATGGGTTAGAACAGTGGTTACAGCGGTTATATCTGGGTCAACAGAACCAGATCACTGCAATCAGTGACACCGCGGATAAATCGGATGCAAATGAAATCGCGTTGCAGCGCATTTATCTGGCGCAGCAGCTGCACGCGGCCACACTTAGTGAGGTTGACAGTCAGTTAGCTTACCTGAGCCCGGAAAATCAACTTTCGCGGTTGATGATCATCCAGCAACTGGTCGTTGCCTTATCTGCGCTGGAGGGCTTCGACCCGGCAGACTCCGCTACGGCATCGCCGCCACTGCTGGATACGCATTTTGTGTTTGGTGAGCCGGCAGGAATTATTCGAATCTCCGTTAATTCGCCGGGTGGTGTTCCCCCGAATAAAAATGCTGGTCAATATCCGACAACGGCGCGTCTCGATGTTGACGGAAAAGTTATTTCGTTCTACAGCACCTTTGAGGTGCAGGGTGACACATCAGCGACGTTCCCGAAAAAAAATCTCAATATCACGTTCAGCTCAACCGCAGATCGTGATGAGGATATGGATTTAAAGATTGGCGATATCATCCCGCACGATGAGTGGACGTTTAAATCAAACTGGATTGATAACACTCACGCCCGGCAGTATGCATCATTCCTGCTGTGGTCGCAGATGATGGATTCCCGTCATGGCTGGCCGAAACGGGATATCGATAATTGCTACGTGGGAAAAGTCGGGCCTGATGGGTTCCCTACCGGCGCCCGCGCTCATCCGATCGGCTATCCGGCGGTACTGTACGTCAATGATGCGTTTTACGGCATTGGCACTCTGGCCGTCGGTAAGAAAAAGGAAAATTATAATATCCCTAAAAACGACCCATTGAAGATACATATTTCGATGGATGCCAACACGGCATGGGTGGATATTAAAAAATTATCCACCGATGCCATGAAGGCGCAATACAGTTTTAAAGCACCAAAGACGCAGACCGCAGCCACGCAGGCTGCATTAGAGGCATGGGATGCTTTTGCATCATCAGGACAGGCTGATTTCACTGCAAACATCGCCACTAAACTCGATAAAAATAACGCCATTGATTTTTATCTGTTGCTGGCCGTCATTGGCGCGACTGATTTATGGGCGAATGACAATACCAAAAACGTGCAGTTTATTACGTGGGATGGGGTTAAGTGGTTTTTCATGCCCTATGACCTCGATACAACCTATGGCCTTAAATTTGAGGGGACGACGATTAGTTACCTGCCTGACACAGTGCCGGGGACTGACAGAAGCGCAAATTTATTCTGGATGAAAGTCAGGAGTGCTTATGGCGACGATGTTAATCAACGCTATGGGGATTTACGCAATCAGGGGATTTTTTCACCGGATAATTTGTATTTTCTGCTTAAACAATTTCAAAGCAAATACTCACCGGATTTAGTAAAAGCGGACATTAAAAAATGGCCCACGCAACCATCATTAAACGTCACCAGCATTGACCAGATCCTGACGTGGTTTAAAGCACGACTGGCATATCTGGACACCTATTTTAACTACTCCCAACAATAACGAGGGCTAACTATGTCAACCATCATCATTAAAGACACTCTGCGTCAGTCCGTAGAAGCTGCCAGCGGCGGCGCACAGACGGTGCTTTACACGGCAAAGGGCCAGCCGTCGTTTGTGAATATCATCCCAAAGGCCACTATTGAGTCTATCGATCCGAGCCTGGGCACCGGCACACATCCGGCATTTATTGTTGACGGGAAAGAAATCCCTCAGTTATTTATCGGCACCTATCAGGGGCTGATTAAAAACGGGGAATTTCTGTCGCTCCCGAATTCCGTGCCAACCTCACAAAACCCGGACAACTATATCTACTACAGCGCGGCGAAAGCCTGCGGCGCGGGCTGGCACGCAATGACCGTCGCGGAATACGCCCTGCTGGCCCTGCAAACCTTCAAAGCCGGCACGCAACCGCTGGGCAACACCAACTGGGGGTTCTCCTCTGATAACCCGGCGGAGTTCGGCCGGCGCGTGGATGGTCGCCAGCCGGGCGATAAAAATAACACGACGGGCATCACGTTTACTGGTTCGGGCCCGGTTGACTGGCGGCATGACAAGACGTTCTCGGGGATTTCTGATCTGTGCGGCAATATCGCGGAATACAACTATGGCATCCGCCTGATGGCCGGTGAACTGCAGTTCCTGCCCGATAACAACGCTGCGCTGTTCGCATCTGATATCTCCCCGACATCTGCTGCATGGAAAGCGCTGGATGCGATTACCGGGGCGTTTATTACCCCGACATTTACCGGCTCGATTGCGGGCGGGGATTACGTGGCGACCACACCGACCAGCGTCAGAGTGGCCCTGACGTCGGCTAATGTGCCGTTTTCTCTTCAGATCCCGGTTTCTGGCCAGAACCTGTTTACGGATTTCAAAAATAACAGCAGCCAGCCAATTTCGGCGGCGGCACTCAACAAGCTGAAGCTGCTGGCGCTATTCCCGCTGACCATCAACCCAGCAGACTTTAAGGCCGACGGGTTCTGGGCGACAGCAATAACTGCACAGCGGGCACTGCTGTCTCGTGGGGGGCATAATGCGCTGGGTGGTGCGGCGGGGATTTTCTGCGGTGAGTGGGGGCGTGATGGGGGCGGCTACATTTCCGGTTCGCGCCCGGTGTACTATGCGCCACTAAGCTGACGTAAAACCGACAAAAAGAAAAAATTCCCCCGGGCAGGCACACCCTGGGGGAAAGAACTTCATGACATTATTGCTGTGTGTACGTCTTTGCGCACGGCTCATCCTCTAAGAAAATTCTTATATATGCGAGATGTATTTTTCTGGTCAGATCAGAAACATAGTTGGGGATATTGATAGCCACTGCTAAGTCAGAAAGTTACAGAGGGGAATTTCGCCTGGACGCATCGCAGGAGATAAGCATGTACCGTGGCCTGTTCCTCCTCAGACAATACCCGATCAAACACCAGGTAGGCACCTATCCGGCTTGTAGCCGTAGTTGAACCCCATAACCCCACACCTCCCTTCCCAACCCGGATATTTGCCGGCGCTCGCTCAAGAGGGCCGGTTAACATCGTACCCGTTACGATATTGTTCGTCCTGTCTGTCAGGGTGCTTTTCCCACCATCAAGAACCAGACTTAGCAGCATCGGTTTTTCTTTGTGGAACGTTGATACATCACCATACGCCACGCCGTAAATATCGGTCGAGGTGTTATGATAACCCTGAGACAAACGCATCACACCACTGGCTTCAATAAGTATGCTGACTCCAGGGTGATTATTTGCACTCGTGCCGGTATAGCTTCCCATAACAATGCGCTGTGATGCGTCATTATTTGGATCGAAAAGCGCAAACCAGGTTTGGGCCCCACTGTCAGGAATACCGAGGTTCAGGTGTGCAACCGACGCGTTATTAGAGAATGAAACAAATGGCGTTCCATCAATAAACGATGGTGAGCCAACAGTGATGAGTAAATCTTCACCGGGCATTAAATTATTTCCGATCCCGGTATACGTAAATATTTCCGCCCGGCGGAGGGACGTTGTATCAAATCCTGGCGAATAACCATCAGGCTCTGAAATGCTGGATTCAGTATTATTGGTGTAAAGCGTAATACCCATGATGATTTTCCTTATGCTGCAATCGTGGTAATGACCTGAGCCCAGGCCCAGTTATGAAGTGGGTACGGTTTCCCCACTAGTTCGGGGATATTCTCATCGGCGTACTGGCCGCTACCCGCGATATAAACGTAATTTTCCGTAGCCAGGAACGGATCGCTGTCTTTCAGGCAGCCATTACCGTTATGCACCGTCTTATCGGCATACCAGATTTTCACGGTACCGACGGCGGTACGGCTGAATGTCAGTTTCACTACCGTATCTGCGGCGATTTCAGCCGCGGCAATGGGAAGTGATCCGTTGTCATCGGTAGCACGATACCCCTTATCGGCGTAAGTGGTCGCTGTCCTGCCAACATAGGGCGTCCCCCACTGGAGGGGAGGATAAGGAACCGCATAAGAGAGCAGGCCAACATTCCCCTTAACTTCCGCGCTGACGCAATGTAACGGTTCCCAGCCTTCGCCAAGGACAAGCACACGGAATGCAACTTTTGCATCCTGCTGAGATCGCCACCGATACCCGTTGCTGGTTAAATGACCTCCTTTATCCGGCAACTGGTAGGTAGTACCGGAGCCGTAAAAATTCCCGCCGGCCGTCACCAGGTCCAGTTGGGCCATCCCGATCGCAAGTTCGTTTGTATCGCTTGTATATCCCGCCCCGGTCTGGCTCATGAACACTGCAGGGGGATTTTGTCCGGTACAAAAATCGGTTACCAGATCATCGTAATATTTGAGGAATAAAGACTTCCATCCCTCACGGGTACCATCCCCCCCATAAGCTGGGTTATAGTTCCATTGCCCCTGGTCAAATAAAATCGCGCCGATACCAAACGATTTACCCTGGCTGTCCGCAATCGCTTTAATTTTGGTCACAGCTTCACGAACGCGATTATACAGCTCAGGGGTTGCCCCTTTCGAAAGGGCCTCAATGGTCCTACCGTTCACCCCACAGCTTGCCAGCACGAATGCGCGAGAGGGATCAGTTAGCAACGACATCTGCCGCAGGAACAACGCCCGAAGCATGTTAACTGTCGCCACTGCACCTTCACCTTCGTTAGGTGCGCCGGCAGGTAACGCAGAAATTTGCGCTGTAGTCAAAATCGTGGAGCCGTCCGAGCTTTGCACAACAGCTTTTAGCGGCTTCAGTTCCGGCGTGCCGACGGGGGTGAAATTCGCGGCGGTCCTGCTGTTTGGCCGCGGGCTATCACCCAGCATCAGGTTACCCAGATTCTCGTAAACACTCGTGCTCAGCGCCGGGAACCCCTCCTGAGTCGATTCCAGCGACTGGCCCGAGCCCAGAATTAACGTAAGTGCAAACACAAGACGCTCGATGTCTGTGTTGTATCGGCTACGGACCTGGCTGTAATAATTGAGGTTCTCAGCGTTCAGAATATCGCTCCTGTCCTGCAATGACATTCCGCCCCCGCCCCCGACCCAATTCCCGTATCTATCGACAACAGTTTTAGTTCTGCCAATGATATCGGCCGCCTTGATAAACTCAGGGCCAGAGATATCGATCCGGGCATTACCGCCGTCAAACACAATCCCATTCCGGGCCAGTCTCGCAGCATCCGTTCCGAAAGCCCCGGCAGCTGTCGCGCGCAGACTCTTCGGAGCAACAACGCCATTTTCATCAATGACCGTCAAGCGTTGCCCAATAAAGTTTTGAAAGTAAAATCCAGCCTCTTCGGAGAATTTCAGATTGAACTCAGATAATTCTATTCCGTCAGGTTTTATGCGGGTGAGTTTTGTCCCAAACTCCCCGCTTGTCAGCGCGTAAAACTGGCGCCAGCCAAGAAGATCGACAACCTTGAAAATTAATTCGCTGGCGTTACCTTTCTGAATGGTTTCGTTCAGCATTTTGATTTTCTCGTTGGCCTGGTATTCCGAAGAAACCCATTCTGTGCCTGTCCAGAGATATTGCTCTCCGGTGCTGGTATCGACCGCTAGGACGTTTGGTTTATCCGGCGTATAGGCCAGCAATTCATCACGCGAGCCAAACCCCAGAGCGCCGCCGTTTTCCTGGAAGTTATCGAGCGTATCTTCCATTTTTTGTTGCTGAAGTCGCCAGGTATAAAGAGGTTCCCCGCCACGGTCGGGAATGGTGGCCGGCGGCCCGTTCACCAGTTCATCGGCGCGTTTCACGTTCTCCAGGAAAATATCGGGGTCTGTTGTCTGCCCCACGGGTGGAACATAGGCCATGTTTTTGCTCCAAAAAATAGCGTTCGCCTAAACGAGGGTTTAAGCGAAAAAAGTTAATCGGGGATTTAAAGGGGTTTTAAGCGACGTTGCCGGGGTAGGTAGCGTCGTCGTACTGATAGAAAATGTCGGAATATTGGCGAGCAGTTATCGCGCAGGTGCCGTCTGACGGGGATCCTATTTCGTCAAAAATAGCGTCGTAATAACTGCGTGTGGAGCTACAGAAAATCAACCGTGGCGGTTCGATGCACGGATCGTCCAGAAGGATGTCATCAAAGGCCGGCTGCCAGGGAACCGAAAGTTCGTAATCCCCTACCCGCGTGGCCACCAGTAAACCGGAGGCAGAACCATCCTGATAACGCAAAATCGCCCGGGGATTTTCAAACGACCAGTCGAGCGGTTCTGTTACTAAAAACGTGGTCTGTCCACCAGTAGTGGTCATATCGACGACAAGAGAGCTAACCGTTTTATTGCCCGGAATATCATCGGTGAGCAATATGCGATCGCCGAACTGATAGACCAGCGCATCAAGCTCCGTGCTGGTTGTGTGACCAAGTCGCTGATGCAGATATTTCATCAGGCGCCGCATGCCAATCCGATAAGCCCGATCCTGATCGAGAACGCCATCAAGCGTATATTTCTCCACCTTCCTCGGCGTTGGGTTGTCTGGCGTCCGGCATTGCACCGTTTCCTCCGCCCATGTCGTGCCATTGATATACGTCACATCGACGCCATCGTAATCATCAGCCGACGGCGCAGAGAACGTAGTTTGCAGCTCCTCTGTCATTTCATGAGGGCTGATAATGCCGGACCAGTTTTTGACCCCTTCCCGGCCAACCGATGCCAGCCCATCACTCAGCAGGAAATACGATTTCCCCGCATTGGCGATTTTTTGCAGCATTTCGAGGGATGAAATACTATCGCCAGTGGCGTAGTCAAAATACTCACTACCTGGCGTCCAGTATGTGGATTCCAGCACATCGATCGCCTCGGCATCCATTGCCAGCCCCAGCGAATGGCCTACGTGATACAGCGCACCGGAGATGCTCCGCGCTGCGCCTGTTTCATAAATGCGCGTGCCAACAACACTGACGCGCCTGTCTGACTGAGCCGCCAGCACCCCGCCGGTTTCAACCGTGGCCGCCATAAGCGTCACACCAGCATATGATGACGGCCGCGCCAGCAACCGCCCCCGGAGAGCATGCCAGAACATCGAATCCCTGGCGTTGTTCGAACCCTGCTCGTTACGCCGGCGGCAGCGGACCTCTACCAGGCCCACCACGTCAAGATTAAACCGCTCGGTAAAACCCAGACCATTGACGTTCTGCAGAGCATAAACACCCTGCCTGCTTGTCCAGCCGCTGCCGGAGCCGTAAACCCGGTACTGAATTTCCCACTCGCAATGACGGATCCGTTTTTTCCCTTTGCTGTCGAAACCGCAGATACCCGAAGGAAACGAAAAATTCACCTCGAATGCGTCCACCACTTCATTTTCGGGGCAGGCCAGGAAAGGCCCCATCCAGGTGTTATTGTCATTGATGCCGGTAGCCGCATAGTCGATCATCGTGCGCGGTGAAAAACCGGGCCAGTATGCGTCAACGGCGCCATCAATTATCCGCTGAACAGTTGCCGTCGTGCCATCGGCTTCTGCAATACGGTACTCATTACCGCGATGTGACAGTGCCAGCCGTTGCGTCCCTTCAGGGATACCTGAGAAAGCGGCCCCGGCGGCGCTACCATAGGCCAGGGTGACATTTGCTGTAATCGCCGGCGTACCGCCACTGGATGCCGTGCCAGCGGTAAATTCCGGGGCATCTCCAAAAACGGAAACCGGAAGTGATGACGTTGTGATGGACCCTCCGCGCCAAGGGCTCGAAAACTCCACGATGCGCACCACGCCGCCGTCATCATGGGCGACCAACCCCGACCCGGTCAGCCCGCCGTTAATCGCCGCGAGCAACCCGGACATAGTTCCGTAGTCCGCCACCAGCGAAACGGTATACGTGGTCGCATGCCACGTCAGGGTAAACGTCTGTCCCGTTACTGAGAAATCGTAGGTGGTCGGCGCTGCATTCCCGCGCAACACTGCGGCAGTTCCACCCACGCCCGGCACAGCAGCCTGACCAGGGATGTAAGTGGCTATGAACAGGCCATATTCCGATCCGTTGATTTCCAACGTTACCGGCATTCCCACCGAAGGGTTGAGCTCCACGAGGGTGTCACTCGCCAGCACACTAAACCCTGATGAGGTAGAAACAGCAAAATTGGCCGGGGCTGTTATCGTCACCAGCGCCCCTTCCACCCAGGATTCAGGTAATGCATCCTCTTCATCGTCATTGTTGTCGTCATGAAGACCAGAAAACGTTACCGATGCGCCAGAAACTGTCATGCTATCCGCGGTGATATCCGTGGAATCAGGCGACGTCTGGGCCATATCCAGCCCCGATCCACTCGATGTCCCGCCAACCTCTGTACTGTTAAACCAATTTTCACTACGACGGTCATCTGACACGTCTGCGCCGGGTGGAAAGACGTTGTAGGTAAACTTGCTACCAAGTGCTGTGACAGGACTCGAACCGACACGGATATCTCCATTTGTGAATGCAATATCGCCGACACCCAGGCAAATCAGCATTTCAACTGTCATGCGGGTCGGGTCATCCGGGTCAAACCGCGTTACCGGTTGCACAACGTAATCAGGGTAAAAGCGATAGCGACCGAATAACTCACGAATAGGATCGCCAAGACGGGCGTTATTTGCCTTCGCTGGGTTTAGGTCAAGTCCGATACCGTTGGAAGAGGTGTAACCACCGGTATCAATATTATTCATCATGTAGATTGAATAAGCAGCTGAAGCCACTGCAATCACAAGACTGGCAATAGCAAACCCAACTGCATATGGGACGGGGTAAATCTTCACATCGCTGTCAGGTCTGATCTGGCACAAAGCCCACTCAGATGGAGGAATAGACCGATCATCAATCTCTACAGCAATGGGCTGTGGGTCATCAATGCAGTAGTTTTTGACATTACCTGTAAGCCACTGATGCAATGTCAGCGAGCCATGTTCATGTTTCTCCAGCGGCTCACCCGGCAGCCGCGAAGGATATATACGTATCGTCATCGCCAAAATTCCACTTTGATAAACCGACGTTTAAAGCGCCAAACGGGTATAAATGTCACGTTTGAACCAGGGTTACATTCCGCGACCTGCAACTGGTTATTCAACATCACCACAATCCCTACATGGCTTACGGTAGACCCGGAATAACAAGCTACCCCGGCCCCCTCGCAAGGTTCGCAGCGTTCAAGGCGCAGCATCAGTTTTCTTGCCTCACGGTCGAGCCCCCCGCCGTCTTTCGTGACACCTGTGAAGTCCGGCCATTCAGATAGCCCGAGGTCCCGCCGGATTTCATTCACGATGCCGAAACAGTCAAGTTCAGGGTAAGCGCGCCCCCCCTTCAGCCAAGTGACTGAACGGTATTTATCAGGATTGAACATGGAGGAACCTCAATTCATGTAGCGTAAACCGGGGAATTCATTCAGCGTGTAGCGGAAGCGAGGCCAGGCCGTATCAAGTACATTCATGTAACCAGCAGTGATTTGCGCCTGTATTGCCGTCCATGAACCCGATTTAATCGCAAGGGTGTAGGGAACCGTCGCCGGCGCACTCAGGTCTGTTGAAACGTACTGCCGATACGTCAACGAGGCGTTATCCAGATTTGCAAGGGCGTGGCGAATAGCCGTACTCACCTCACCATCGATATTGCTGATCGCAAACTGCAAATCCTGTGTACCGTCGCTGTTTCTGGCCGGGATGGCGATATCGATAGCCGCGGCTGAGAAGGTAATAACAGCGTCATTTTCGGTCGTGGCTGTAATATCGTCGTAGCCCTTACATAAATAATGAACAGTATCGCCAATATTGATTTGCAGCGTTTCAATTATCACCTCCGATCCGCTGCTGGCATAAAGCCGATTAAGAATCGTCATGTTTTGGCCACTCCTTATTTAGAGCGATATCGAGCAATGAACTCCCGACAATCCACTCTGGGTAATTACCCCACGGCGCTGGGATAAGCGGACGCTCCCACAGCTCCAGCGTCGCCGAATACCGCCAGTAAATCGGGGCCACCAGCACCGGCCCCTGATAGATATCCGTAAAACGACATTTGTAGAACTTAACGCCAGCGGGGGTTTGCAGCTTCATCATGAACCAGGCAGCGCCGTCCGAAAGTGAGTCACGGTACCATGCTTCAAAAGCCAGCCCCTGAGCATCTGTTTCCATGAACCAGGCAATGGTTGCCTGGGTTGGCGTTGATGTGTAAGCCCGTCGTTGCCGAGCACGGCCGGTGCTCATATCAGTACGTTTCAGGGGGCTAACGGGCTGAAACCCATAGCCCTCCTGTAGTGGCATGGGGAGAGAATCGTGGGGGTAGTAGATATCAGGCATTATCCCTGTCTCCTGCCAGTGTTATAACCACCAGTTAGCGCCTTATGTACCTGCCCAACCCCCTTAGCAAGATCGCTAGCTACCTGCTGATAACCTTGCTTGGCACCATCGCGAGCGGCCCGTTGTACAAGCATCACAGTCGCATCAGACGGGTTCCCGTTAATGGTTATTGGCGGCACAGTAACGTTAGGCTGGATTACAGTCGTTTGCTGATTATTGCTGACGTTCTGCACTCCGGTACCGAACCCAGAGCGGCCCAACGTAGCATCAAGCGGTTGCCCGTTTCGTAGCGCTTCAAGGTTTGAAACCCCGATGCGGTTCGTGGATGCCTGGTCAAAGATATATTCCCCCTTGTGGACGACGCCTGCGGGCTGATACTTCCCTCCCGGTCCGGTATAACCGCCAGAGGAGAAGCCGACGGCTGCTGCGCTCGTTATGCTGGAAGTGATTGTGGACATAAGAGCGATGACTTGGGCAATGGCAGCCAGGTTAGCCGGAAACGGTAACCCGGCCAGCGCCTGCCCCATCGCCATGGGGAGTTGCAAAGCAGCTTGGGCGATAGCGAATGATTTCTGTGTTACAAAGGCCGCTTTATACATCGCAGACTGCTCGCCGAACATGGTGCCCATTGAGTCGGTGATGAGGGAAAAAGAGTTTTGCGCAGATTGAGCCAGGGCAACATAAAGCGCTGCATCCAGTGCTTGCTGGTTATTCCTTATTTCCAGCAACCGATCAGCCTTCTGTTGCTCGGTAAGAATGGTGTCCTGCGCAATTAACTTATTCTGAACCTTCATCCATTCGGCATAGTCTATCTGTGCTTTTTTTAGCTTTTCGATAATTTCAAGCTGCGGGTCAACCTGTAGGCCAATCATATTTAGCCCCTGACCGGACAAATCGCGGCTAGTGGCCCCAGAAGTAAGCGTTCCTCCTGATTTGTTCACTGCGGATATAACGGAGTCAGGCAATGGCATGCTGGCAATAAGGTCAGATGCTTGCTTATTAGCTTCTGGTTTTTTTAACTTACCTAGCCTCACCATTTCCTGCAGTATTTGCAGACGTTTTTGCAGAATGTCGTTTTGCTTAACTTCCTTCGGCGCGATTTGCTCCTGCATTTTCCGGTAGTCGTCCAACGTCTTAACGGAGTTTTGCAGTGCCTCCTGCTGCTTGTAGGCCTGCAGGATTTCATCAGAACGGGAAAGTATCGACTTCTGGTCGGCTGTGAGCTGCGTTTTAGATTTAAGGTCCGCGATCTGCTGTTCGAACTTAACCCGTGCCTGGGTTGCGCTATTCAGCTTGTCACTGGCGTCCAGTTGAGACTGCATTGCTGCGGTCTGCTGGTTTATCTGGTCAAGGAGTCGGGTTGCTCCATCTTCAGTGTAGGCTTTCTCCTTTTTCTTTTTTGGTTGCTGGCTTTTTTTGGCCTGCACAAGCTCCTTCTCGCGCACAGCAATCAGGGCATTAGCCTGTTCAATCGCCTCCTTATTTCCTGAAAAGGCTATTTTCCTGGACTGTGCTCTGGCCTCCTTTAGGCGAGCTTCTGCACTGGCAACTCTGTCTGCGGACAAATACTCTTTATTTATCCAGTCAACTGATTCTGCAACTGCCTTATTACCCTGGATGGTCAGATCATTCATGGTCCCCCGCAGCTCGATAGCCTGGCCAATAAACCTCATCGTCGGGTCTACAACCCCACCAAGTGCTACGTTCTGTTTGCCTTTATCTGCTGCAGTGTAATAATTTTTGACTTTGATTGCCGCCGCAGTCCAGGAGTCACCTATTTTCAGGATCTCCCGGCGATGCTGGTCAATATCAGCGTTCAGCGCTGTAAAATTGGCAGAATTCTTGTATTGAGCAACTTTTTGCCGTGCTTCGTCGTAACTGTAACCGACATCAATTAATTTGTTTATTGCCTCGCTGGCGCCGTCATTCGTAGTGATGAACATATTGCCGACGTCATCAATCGCCTGCCCGGTTTTGTCGGAGATGGCAACCATATTAAGCGCCAGTCGTTCGGCCGCATCCCCGGTCACGCCGAGTGATGTCGTAGCGATTTTAGTTGCAGCTTCAATTTCCCGCCGGTTCTGATAGACGGCATAGGTGAGCAACCCAACAGCAGCGGCAGCCACGCTATAGGGGTTAACCAACCCCATGACGTAGGTGCCAACACCTTTAATTGCTGGCCCTATGCCACCAAACATATCCTTCAACTGGCCACCCTGCTGCATAAGCACCATGAACGGTGACTGCCCGGTAGACAGGCCGACGACGATATCCGTCATCTGAGCGGGGATCATCCTCATAGCCCAGGCAGTCTGTTTTGCTGACATACTTGTGCTATCGAGTTGGGCCCCTGTTTTCTCCAGCGTACTACGGGTTTCAGAAAGTTTGCTGTTCAGGCGATCATACGCCAAAGGCGATAGCAGCCCAGAAGCTTTGGCGCTATCCAACTGCCGCTGCTGTTCGTTCAGGCGCCGAAAAGCTTCACCTACAGGATCTATCTGAGCCTCCAGGCGTCGCAGAGCGGCAACCTGTTCATCATGAGCTTTTGCTGCTTCTCGTTCGGCCTGGGCTTCTCCGGTTACCTCCCGGCGAGTCTCCTGCAGTTTTTTGCTGTAGGCGTCATATTGCGCAGGATTAATTTTTCCTGACTGTAGAGCCGTATTCAGTTCAGTTTGCTGCTGTTCAAGATTGCGAAGCGCTGCCGACAGGGGATCAATGCGGTCAAGCATCCGCTGAAATGCCTGAGCTTGCGCCTCCTGTTGCTTAACTGCATCCGCTGCTGCTTTTTCCGCATCTCGTTGGGCTTGAGCTTCCCCCGTCAGTTCACGACGAGCTTCCGCAATTTTTTTGCTGTAGGCATCGTATTGTTCGAGGCTTAAATCACCGCGTTGGGCAGCCAGATAGATCTCTTTCTGCTGTTCTTTTAACGACCTTAAACCACTTGAAACCGGATCTAATTTATCCCGCATGCGCTGGAACGCTAGGGCTTGTGCCTCCTGTTGCGCAGCTGCCAACTTCCCAGCCTTTTCAGCCTCACGTTGCGCCTTCGCAACTCCAGTCAATTCATCGGTAGTTTCGTTAAGCAACTTTTTCAGGGACCGGAATTCTTCTTCGTCAATTAGTCCTTTATCGAAGTATTTTTTTAGTTCACTAAAGCGACGGCCCACGGTATTGATAGCAGCGCCAACGGGATCAATGGCTGCCCGGAGTTTATCAAGAGCCGCTTTTTCCTCATCGGTAGCTCGGGATACTTTGGTGATGGTGGCGACAGCCTGATCCCCGGATTGGGTCATTTTGTCGAGAGCTACAGCCAGACTATCGGCTTTTTTTTCAGCCCCAGAGCTGTCGATAATAATAGCCAGACGGGATGTTTGTTCTGTCATTTACCTTTCTCCGGGCATAAAAAACCCGCAGTTAAGCGGGTTTGGTAAGTGTCTACATTTTTGGGCTGGTTGTTAGAACAATTTACGAAGATCCACTCCGTGAACAGCAAGCCATGCTTCGCGCGGCCACGACTTAACGGTGCCAAAGCGCGAATCGTCAACTTCGTGGGGCTCTACGCCATTCTCCCGGCACCATTTACGAAGTGGCTGCCATTGGAACTTCTGGTTAAGTTTCTTCTCTACCGGGATGATAGCGGCGTAGTTCTTTCCTTCCCCTACCCGTTCGGCCAACTTGTTTTTAGCGCGAACAGCTGCTGATGCTGTTGCCATCGCCGTGGCTTCACGTTTATCAGCGATCCAGAGCTTTTCCTTTATCGCCAGGTCACGCTGTTCAGTGACGATACGATTCTCTTTCACCTTAACCAAAAGGTCTTCAAGGGCCGCCTCATAGGACATTGGTAGTCCGCTGGTTTCTTGAGGACGAAAATACGAATCCTCCAGCCTCTCAAAGAAGGTCCACGCTTCATCAGTATCGATGATCTTGGACATACGAGCGGCGCCTTTTTCTGTCCAGAGAGCAAGTGAACGTGCATGTTTCCCAACAGAGCCACTATCAGTTACTCTGTTCTTAAATTCCCTTAAATCTGAACCAGTTAAAAGAAAGTAATGCTTACCATCCTCAAAGCGGTCAAGATTTCTGGAAAGGTTATTGCGAATATTCACCTCATCCGTCCCATAACCGTTAGCCAGAGTTTCGGTGGTTACGACGCGTACGCCAGCCCATTCGATAACAGGGAACGCATGGGGATCGACATCTCGCACTTGAACTGCTAAATTACCTTTAAGCATTATTTGGACCTTTTGCTTAGTTAGTGATGACCGCCAGCGCCAACTGGCGGTTTTTCTTTTTGCGCTATGGCAAACTTTGTATTGCTCCTATTAATCCTTTCGCTACCTCCTCTTTCGGGGCTACCAGCCACCCCTTTTTCCTGAAATAACTAACGAAACCTTCAAATGACATTACGACCTGATCCTCCTGCAGCGGCAAGGTCCCCTGAACTACGCCCTTTTCATCCAGATACAGCATGACCCGACTTGCGCTACGCGGGGGAAAGCTCACAGGAACGGGTGTGAACACTGGCTCGCGGGGCAATAATTCGCCTTCAAGGGCATTTAGGTAATCAATTGCCTCACCAATCTGTGTTGGCTCCAGTTGGTGTATGTGCTCAACATCGAAACGCTGATGTACCAGTTTCCATATATCGGGGTAAATCCTCCCGAGCCCGGTAGCAATCAATCGCTCTGCGGTTTGACGCAGTGGCGTTAACTGCTTTGCGGTGGATCTTTTCACTTTGCGCGGGTTAACTGCCTGCCCCTTCGTCCAGTAGTCATAAAGCACGTCGTCGCACTCTTCCTGATAACGAATCACGCGCTCGCGGAACTCTGTGCGAACTTTGTTAGGGCTGATGGTGTTCAGCCATGCAGCCAATTTGCGAAGGGCAAGGCAAATCATTGTTTGTATACCGCCAGTTGAAGGTATTGCGATTTCCACAATGCCTTTGGAAAAGCGTTGTTTTAGCTTGGTAAATTGAGACGCCCAATCCATTCCCATTCCCTCAACAATCGGTTTCATCGGGGTATACGGCTCGCCGTTGTGGTTCACCACGTACAACTCAGAGCCGTAGAACGGGACGTTGATAGTGCATTCAGTAGGTTTTATTGCTAAATTAACCATGTCGATATTTCCTTCGCGGGATTTGTTCGATAAGGAGCCCTGACTATCGCAAGTAGTTAGGGCTTCGTCGTTTTTATGCTTGAGCACTTTTCTCTCCAATCAGGCCGTACGCCTTTCGCAGTTGGTAAATCAGCTCTGTATTGAACTGGCGACACTCTTCTTCACCATTCCGCTCGATGGCACGTTTGACATCATCTGGGAAGCGCACCTTGCGCTGATACATATCTTTTGCCTTTTCCATTTACCCTCCTAAATGCCCCACCGTGAGACACAAATTAAAGTGTCACACCGTGCGTCATTGATGTCAACCCCACCGTGGGGCATAATTTACATATTGTGAATTTTTGTAGGCGAAATGCATAACATGAGCAGAGAAGATCCCCAACTTAGAATAAGGCTTCCTATTGAACTTAAAGAGAAAATTGAAGAGTCATCAAAAGAACGTAGGCGTTCAATGAATGCTGAGATCGTAAGTAGATTGGAACATAGTTTTATCGAAGAAATCCCCTTTTCGGAGCTTCCGACAGTTCAAGATGCTATTAAAATCGTCAACAAAGCGAAGGATGAACTATCCAAGATTGTCTATGAAAAGACGTACACGGAAATTATAAATAAAGCTCGTCTAGGACATACAACATTTCACATTCACCTGAGCGATCTTGAGCTTGAAGGCCTAAGTGACGACGATTTTGAAGCAGTATTTAAGCTTACCTTTGATAGTTTAAAAGAAAACGGATATGAAATTCCGGATGCAACTTGGGATGTATCAGGTTTTATGGTCATCATCCCTCAAGAATTCCATAAGCCCACCTAACTGTTAAAGAGCATCTACTGGAGTGATTAAACCGCCAGTTAGCGCCCAAAGATAGGCTTACAAAAGAAGAAATTACCGCTAAGGTAATTTGAATAGATAGTGAGAATTCAAATAGCACAAAATGCAAAAGCCCACCTAAGTGGGCTACTGCAACTTAACCCCCCCCATAACAAACCGTTTATCACTTTTGTTATAGGCCTCAAAATTTAAGGATTTTCCTTCATTCGATCTCACAAGATTTACTTCGCCGTGATCTCCACTAACGCCTTTCATCGTGAAAGAAGTAGTCTCCTGACCAGCAAAGCTGCTATTACTGATATCGCTTTGATAATAGACATTACCGTCAACAATCATATCTACACGCCCGCTGTTGTGCAGGTACAACTTAGTGTGATGCCATTTACCTGTCCCGGTCAGATCGCCAGAGAGGAATTCGCAGTTAAAAGAAACATCACCTTTTTTACATTCGGAAGTCATTTCCTCTTTACCGGTGGCAATCATCTCAGCAACAGATAGTGGATCTTTAGGGGGAAGTAACTTTGATATTTGAAACTTGTCATCACAGCCCAACAATGCCATTAAACTAAGCCCGATTACCAAAACCTTTTTCACATCCCTACCCCCATCAGCAAATAGCCACCCGGAGGCGGCGACCAGAATTAACCCGAAACGCTGTTATCTGAGCATTTAACAGCTTTAAGGGACTCAAGTTGCTGAAGGCGGGCCTGGGCCTTTTTACGCGCTTCACCTTTAGCCATACCATTACCAATCCCGAAATCTCCCAGGGCTCCAAGTACCGTACGACCGTCAAATTGCCCCGTCGTCTCGATCTCACTCTGGATACTGTGAGTTTTGGCAATTTCCTGCTTAATCGCGGTGCAGTCTAATGCTGCTGACTCTTCGCCGGTTACCGCAGGAGCTTGCGGATATTGCTTCGTTGCACACCCAGCGAGAAGAAGAACAAAAGCTACCATTACCGTTTTTTTCATTATTCGTTTCCTTTAGATTGCAATCGGAAACATCCTAACACATGAATTATGTAGGGCAATGCTACGACTATTTGGTGTTGCTATGCCGCTTCTGTTCAACAGCCCAGACGTCGCGCCAGGCATCATCCAGCGCCATTATCGCAGCATCAAACTCTGTACGGTCAATCAGGATAGAACGCGAAGCCAGGTAGCGTTCGATGTCGCCCAGCGAAAGCGGCAATGGCACGCCAGCCATGCCGACGTATTGCCGCGATCGGGAGATGATGGCGTAGGCATTAAGAATTTCTGCTGTTACACCGTCGATCTCAGGTTCGGGGATAGCCGGTAGTCCAAGTTTTTCGCGTTTCCACTTCGCTTTATCTCCCCTTTCCCCTCCAAACTCACTTAACCACTTCTGCGCCTCTAAGGCTTTCCCACGGTCTCCTGAGTCTGCAGCTCTTTACCCTGAGCAATGTTTGCGGCTTCAGCCATGATCTGCCAGTAAAGTTCCGGGTGCTGCTTCAACATTAAAGCCCCGAGCTCAGGTGTGTAATCGATCGCAACCTCCACACCATCCACCAGTTCGCCCACGCCTTCCCACCCTTTCAGCAGGTAACGGGCACAATTATCAATCAGGAGATCGTCAACGGAATCAATATCACCCACGTTGGCGAGGTCAAAATCCGTGGTACCGACCTGATAACCAGCATCCATTTTATCAATATGGCGACGAACCAGCGCATTACGTGATCGATATTGAGGATTCTCGCTACTGGCCACCAGCAGGCGGAGTTTAAACAACGACTCCTCCTCAGGGGTGAATTTCTTTTTGCTGTCCTCAGGCTTTTTGTATGGAAAAAACCAGCGCTCGCCGTTGAGGTCAATTTTCGGGTTGATGATCAGCATAAAAACTCCATGAAAAAGCCCGAACCGCGATACTCAGCGGAACGGGTCAGGAAAATTAAGGGGTCGTGACGGTAATTTCTGAGGTTGCGGTAAAGGCTCGCGCTTTGCCGGTAATAGTGGCGATACCCGCAGCATTACGCGTGACTTTCGCTGTTTTCTGGCCGGTTGAGACCACGCTGGCAATCGCCGGGTCCGAAGAGGTCCACACAACAGTGTCACTGGAGTCAGCGGGGGTTAACGTAGCGGTAAGGTTAACCGTAGAACCAACCGCACCCGATGAAGTGGCCGGCGCTACGCTGATGCCCGTTGCGGGAATACTCGGAACGCGAGTGATCGTCGGTGGCGTATTAGCTGCCGTGATATCGAGTTGGACCTGAACAATATCGGTGTTGCCGGCGTCCGGCCAGTCGCCGGAAATCTGAACCTCAGGGAAATCGAAGGTATAGGCGCCTTCAGTGTTTTCCAGGGTGAAACTGAAAGGTACCGTTTCGCCGGTGAAGGTTTTTTTGTAAACCTCCCAGGCTGCTTTTGACCATGAAAGCGTGACCTGTCCAGAAGGCGTGAAGGTTGTCGGGATATTTGCTCCGGCGAATGCGGAACCGGTACCGATACAGCGCTGGGTCTGCATGTTATTGTCGAACTGGATATTGAACGAATCCACACAGAACCCGGTACCGCCATCAACGCCGTTGAGCCGGATATTCGTGACTTCCTTGAATGAGTATCGCAGCGTGCCGGCGGTATCCACTGGCGTGGTGAAATAGCTGGTATCGTCACCTTTCGTTTCCCAGTCCAGACCAGCAAACGTGATGGTCGCGGTAATATCCCCGCCGCCCGGGATTTCCATCTGGAAAGTACCAACCTGGCAGCCGCGAGCAATCTGAGCGATACCCACGTCATCGGCATAAGTGGCCACTGAAAAAGTGATGCGCCCGTTGCCCATTGTCAGCACGTTGTTTACCCATTCAGCGCCGAAGCAACTGGCAAGGAAATCATCATGCTGATTCCAGCGAAACCTCGTGCCGACATCGCCACCGACATCTACCGTGCCGCGAGACACGCCCTGCGCCATGCGGTCACCAGCGATTTCATCGTTATCGTTAGTATTCTGCGTTGGCTTCACACCAAACGAGGTACGGCGTAGCAGGCTCCATGAGCCCACAGTAGGCGTGATGCCGGGGGTTGTCTCGCGAATTACCGCTGATACTACTTTTGCACCTGAGCTCACAGGAGCCTCCTGTTTTTTGTGCGCTACAGAGCGCGATAAGGGATTTGAAGATTGAGTTGAGACCAGCCATCGGTTTCACCCGCCGGCACAGCAGAGACGGCGAAATAACTCAGTTTTCCGTCGTCCTGAAACTCGAAAAGCTCGGTTAACCGATCCGCCGTTTGGGAAATCAGCAGCGTTCCAGAGCCTACCGGAACGAACAGCTGGATAATGAGTACGCCAGTCCTGTGGACGACCGGCCCCGCCCCGATTTCGGTTGCACCTGCCTGCCCTGAGATATTGGTGAGACGGGCCCAGATGCTGCGACCGCTGGGGTCGAATACCGGGCCATTGGGATAGTCCACCGACTCGGAGGCAATAGCGGTCTGCGCCGCCATTCGGGAAATGACAGCGTGTCTGATTTCTGTGAGGGTCATTTGTAGGCCTGAATCACACCATTAAACGAGACGGCATAAACGCCTGTTGGCGCCTGTGTTGAGTGTCCATTCTCCAGCGGCACGGAGTACGGGAGGTTTGACTGGATATAAATCACCGAATAGGCTTGCACCTGGTCGATGATGTTTTTGCCGTTGAGAAACGTCATCGTGCCCCGCGGGTCAGGTTCGTCCGGTACTGAATAATCCGGCGCGCCAATACTCACGAAATGTGACGCCCTGAAGGTGCCAGCACGGTAGCCAGCGGAGCGTTTAATATCCATCCCGTCATTAACCTGCACTTTTTTTCTGAGCCGCCCGGTTTTCGTCAGGTTCGCAGGGTCGGCATAGAGGGACTCGTTCCACTCTCCTACCGCTTTGTTGTACTGAACGGCAGTGGCATTAATGGCCCACAGCTCAGGGTTCCCTACCGGAGACCGTTGCACGATTTCATTCAGCAGTTGAATGGCGATGGTTCGCTGCCGCAACCTCACATCATCGGCCACCAGCCCGGCAAACGCCGCCGGGTCGATACTCCAGCCCTTAGACATATCACGCCCTCCGTAACTGGATGGAATACGCAGCACCGGCAGAATCAGCCGCGGCTGTTATGACCTCGTAGCGCTGAACCTCTTTGGTAATGGGGTCCGGCGCCGTGATGAAGTGTCCGACCGCCGGCTTATCGCTCACCTCGTTAACCAGGGCGGTTAATTTCAGGTCACCATGCAGGATGTTAACGCCATCGATACGGCGTAGTTTGTACCGCGCCAGAACCCCGCGCCCCGAATAGCTCACCAGCGTTTCGCTTCCGGTTTCCGTTACCGGATCCCATGTGCCACGAACGGTGTAACTGCCGGTGAACTCATTAACAGCATCGCTCAGGTCGGTATCAAAGGCCGCTGCGACTTCGGCCTGCAGCTCGTCACGAATGCCCACATCACCCCCTCACCAACCGCACCTGAGATTGACTAACGCCATATGGCTTTAGCATTGCCAGCGCCAGTTGCAAATCAGGGTCAAGCAACGCGGTACTGTTGGTGGCAAGCTCGGCAAACGTCTTTGACACAGAGACATCGTCGGCATCCACTGTCTTACTTAGCAGCACGCCAGAATCGGTTTTCTGCTGATAAAGACCGCCATTTGAGGCCGCTAGCGCTGCATAGGCTCCGGCCTGTTTCACATCGTCAGGAATGATGGTTTCGTGAGTTGCCTTATTGCATGGCAGTTTCAGATTGAGGCCATTCATCCAGGTGTTAGCCATCAGGACAGATTTAGCTTTTTTGCTTTCATCGGTCCAGGATGCCCCAAGAATCGAATCAACATCTTCAACGGTGATGAAGGTAATCATGCATCACTCCATTTCTTTCCAGCCGTGTGCCTTCCAGTTTTCCACCTCGTCAGGGTGAACATCAGCGGTAGTCGGCGCGCCTGGGAATGCCTGGAAATCGGTAACCATCGCCACCAGCTGCGGTTCCTGCGGTGCAGGAGTATTGTTATCAGCCTGCGTAGATGCAAGTTGCCCAGCAGCTCGTTGAGCACGCTGTTCTTTGGTTAATCCGGCCATTTGTCCTCCATTAAAAAAGGGGCCGAAGCCCCTTATTCACTAACCCAGCAACAACACTGAATGTTCCGGCTTAACCGACGCAACACCCCAGGACAAACCGACTTCGTAACGCACCTGCCGGTACTGACGGTACAGCGCCACCTGGTAAGTAATGCCAGATACCGGGTCGGTAACGTTCATCACGTCATCCGCGGTGTCGCCGCCCTGCGGCATTGCCGGGGTTCGGGACGCCAGCAGGAATGCATTGCGATCGAACGCCATGTTTGCGGTGTAGGAACCACCAGCAGTAATAGCGGCATTATCGGCCAGCGCCTGACGTAAGCCCGGAGCTGCCAGTGTGATAGTCGTGGCGGTTGCAACAGCAACCAGGTATTTATTGCTGTCACCGTCAAAAGTCACGATGTCACCGGCTGCAAAAGCACCTGTACCAGTATCAATCGCGATCAGGATGTCGCCTTCGGCTTTAGCTCCATTCACCAGATAACCGGCAGCAGCAGATGCAGCATGTTTTTTGACATGCGCGGATTCGTGAATGTTGAAACCTTCCAGACGACCCACCACACCTTCACGCAGTAGCGCATCAGTACCGGACTCATTCACTTTGAACAGCACAGACTGTTTGCCGCGAAGATTGGCAATAGCCGAAGAGCCGAGGGCCATTTGCAGATCCGTAGTCGGGGAGCCGTTATCGGAAAGAACCTGGCGCGCATTCGCCGCATCAGACAAATCACCCGCAATACCGAATGGAGCGGTGCCGGCAGTGCCAACGGCGCGGGAAGTTGCGTAATACAACGCGGCCAAATCTGCATCCATCTCATTCGCCAGTGCGCGAAATGCCTGTTTGAACTGATCCGCCAGAATGGTGTTGTAGGTACCTGCCGGCCCCAGCGCCAACTGTTCCTCACCATTCCATTTGACCGGAGCCATTTTGGATTTAGTGATTTTGACATCAACGGTGCCGATCGTCTGGTCGCCGTCATTCGGCGCCGTGGCTCCCGGCGTAATATCGACAGTAGTTGCCGGTGGCGCAACAGGAGCGGTTACTGTCTGGTCTTTCGCCGCCGCATCAGCTTTGGCATTGCGCGATACGGCCGGGATAAAACCGACCTGCTCGCGCGATACGGTATCCAGAGCCGTAAAGATAGTCGGGATCAACCCGGTAAGCGTGTTAGCCATTTATATGGATTCCTTCGAGATTAAAATTTAGGGTTGGTTGAGCTATCCAGCTCCGGCACCAGCCGCCATCCGACGACTGGCAAAAGAATTAATCGACGATGGTGATACCGTCTTTGAGGGTCGATTGCTGATCAGTCGGGCTCAGACTGGTGAAGGCGTCACGTTTCATCGTTTTTTGTCCCGATGCATGTTGCGTCTGGCGCGAACCGGTGCCCTGATTGCCGCTGGCTTTCAGGATGTGGTCTTTTTGAGGATACTGCTCCACCAGAAACTCCAGCGCCTCATCAAAGGCCGCCAGTTCCCCAGGTTTAGAGCGGGAATAAATTTTGTTGCCGGAGCCGTCGTAGGCAACGACTTTGCCATCCTCAACTTTGAAGGACTGACCAAAGCGCGCCTGCAGCATATCGGCCGGGATAGCCACTTTATCTGCGATGAATTTTGAGCCAGAGAACCGGCCGCCGATCATTTCCTGATAAAGCTGACCTTCCAGGGTGGTCGCGCGCTGAGTGGCTTCATCAAGCTGAGCCTGGAACGATTTGGTGATATCCGCTTTCACCTGATCAACAGCACCCGCGTCGATCAGCTTTTTCTGGTCGATTTTGGTCATCATCTCCAGCGCTTCGAGCGCCTTCGTCGGGTCACCAATTTTGGCAAATTTAGCCAGGTTGGCTTCAGCAGCTTCTTTGGCTTCACGATGAGATTTTGCTTCGCCATTCAGCGCGGAAATTTTCCCAACCGCCTGCACAGCATCAAAACCGACCTCCTGTCCATCGCCGTGGACGTAGACGGGCAGACCGTTCGCGTCAATTTCTGCATACTGTTTGCCGTTTACTTCTGCTGTTTTCAGTTTCATGTTGATACCTTTTCGGGGTTATCCGACCGTTGCACCGCTCACCATCCGGATTACGGCAATAAAAAAGGCCGCCCGAAGGCAGCCTGTTGTGAATTTCAGATAATAAAAAAGGCCGCCGAGGCGACCCTATGTAATCAGCTTAATTTGCTACTACTATGGTAGAGGAACTCAGTTACTCCAGATTCCTTTTCACCAAGAAATGTGTATGTATCAACAGCGTTACTGTAACTTTTAGATTCAACGTTGAGAACCCTGACAGGCCCTTCGCTTGCATTGTTGTCAGGGCAGATATCCGTATCTTTTAGTTCCCGTCCATTGTGCGGCCCACCTATCAGTAATACCGTCATAACAATCTCACCCTAGCGACCTTTAAACAGTCATCTCAACGTTAATAGCTAATGAATTCTGGGACATCACTCCCGAGCGTCGTAACTTCAATCAAATTGCTTTCGTCAATTAACGGGACCTTTTTTCGATAACCGCCAATGGATACTTCCACCTGACACGGTACAAAGACATCTTTCCCATCAACAATAATTTTCATTACATCCGATTGGTTTTCGCCCATGCTGACCTCAAGTGAAGATGTTTTATACAGAATATCACATCCCTGCATTCGTGAACGCCTGCGTGTCACGGTTGCGGAGTTGGTCCAGCGTCAACCACTCGCCCCTGTCGTTGTAGAACTCATCAGGAGACATGCCGCCATCACGAATCAGCCTGGCACGCGTCACACCGACAATCTGGGACTGCCGCGTGAATGACTGTCGCGAGAACCAACCCTGATAATCGGTATCCGCAGGCACCTGACCGTCCATGCTGGCACGGGAGCTATCCGATATTTGCCCCACAGCAATACCGAGCTCATCCGCCGATTTGAGTATGTAGGTTTCGGTGCTGCGGCAGCAGAAATGAATTTTCCCTGGGCCCTGCAGGTAGGGGATTTTGTGCCCGATGGGTTTGTTATCCAGGGTGTATTTGAGCCGGTCACGAATCCGGCAATCTTTTGATGTCCGATTATCCAAAGTGGATAGCCACTGCTTACCCTTCAGAATGTCGTCGTTCGCCGTCGCAAAACTCTGGCGCGCTGTCTGCGCAAGGTGTCCTACGGCTGTTTTGGCAATACTACCGGCGTTTGAGCGGCTCATTTGCAGCGCGCCGTCCTGGTAGCCGCGGTTAGCGTGGCCGCGAACTTTACGCGCAATCTGTTCCGTTGTATCGCCCAGCAGGAAACCCTGCCGAACGGTATTGGTGATGCGCGTCATGCGATCGGCTTCAAGGCTGCTCGCCCACTCGCTCAGTAACCGCCCCTGAAAAGGTCGAGCCATAGCTGCGGCATAAACGGCGTCCGGGGAAATGCCCACCAGCGGATGAAGCGCCAGCACATCATCAGGGATCGCGAACTGAAATAGGCTTAACTGAAATCCTGCCTCATGCTGCGCCAGCTCCTGCAGCTCGCCGGCGAGGCTTTCGCTCATCGACTGCACCACATCACGATTTAGCGCCCTGACGCTGACCAGCAAAGCTTCCAGCCGCGACACAGTAAAGCTCTCCGCATCGAAGGTATCCATCGCCACCAGCAGCCGGGCCGTCAGTTCCGCATCGCTATCATTCAGGATTTTTATCATCCTGTTCGCAACGCCGGTACTGTACTGACTCACCCAAATTGCATGAGCCAGACTTTCGTCGCCGAGTTTTTCATTTGCTGTTGCCATCTCAACCGCCTGCAAAGTTTACTGGCGAATTTTTCAGCTCGTCGATCACCTCTTCCGGATCCGCGTCCGGGTCGATGAATTTCAACGCCTGCAGCGCACGAACGGCATCAATCTGGCGAATATCTCCACCCTGCCGTAATGACTGAACTGCTGTCGCCGCGGTCGCATCATAGGTCTGCGCCGAAACATCCAACTCAGTGCGTACATCGACATTGCCTCCCTCTTTTTCGCCCAGCCATTCCGCCATGATTTGAAGGATGTTATCGAGAGCGTCCTCCAGAGAACTCGCCATCGTATATAGCGGTGAATTCTCCTGCATGCGTTCTTCATTGGTTTGGTCTACTGATTTGGTGGACGTGTTTTCTGCACGCAGCAGTTTTGCCCCTGCCTGGCGCATCTGGTTTTCCAGGTCTTCCAGCGAGATTTTCCCGGCACCGATAGCTGCGCCAGAATGCTCGACATATTCCAGACCCTGCCGCTGCCTGTCCTCGAAGCGGGTCGCAGTAGAAGAGCCGATCGTCAACGATTCGCCATCAGCCAGGCCGTAAGCCACCAGCAGCGGAACACGCGCGACATGCAGGATGTTGTCCTGCTCGCTCTGACTCTGCCAGTGCTTGATATTCAGCAACGCCAGATTCAGCAGCGGCGGAGAGCCGCGCATAAATCCGGTGCGCTTCGTGTAGAGCGTCACCAGAGGAATATCATCACGGCTGGTTTCCCACTCGTCGTAAATCTGCCACTGGCTTTCACCGTTATCCCCCTTGTTACGGCGGTAAATTTCAACCTTGCGCGGCATGATATGGCGTATTTGCTCCACCTTTGTCTGCCCGTAATCATCACCATCGACAATGATCACCTCTTTGATGCGCAGGTCGGTCAATGCCACCTTCCCTTTGACCACTTTCGATTTCCACCCTATGACCTGGCGGGGGTTAAGCATCGTGGCATACGGGCGAGAACCTGCGGCTTTTTCGTCAGCTTTTGTTTTTACCGCCCCCGTGTCAATTTTCGGGAAATCCACCAGCGCATGCACCAGACCATATTGAAATCCGATGCTGAAAAATTGCTGTGCCCAGACATCGAGCCGGTTCCCTTCCATATCAATATCGGGTGCCAGCTCCTGTATGAGTTCAGGCGTGTCCTCACTCAACACCGTCGGCTCAGCAAACACCCTCCCGATGTTCTGTTTGATGGCTTCCTCATAGGCCGGGAGAAGCGTTGCTGTTGCTAAACGCTCCTTGTAGCTGTCGGGGTCCTCGTTAGGCCACTTAGGGAGATACGTCGCCCCCTGACGTCGCATTTCCAGCGTCCCGCCCATCAGCGCATCGTTGATATCCCACGCCTCTATCATGTCGTTGTAGTCGAGATTGGGTGTTGAAATATCTGGCATGGTTTTACATCCGAAGTGGTGTTGTTTTGCCTGTCGGTTTGATGATCGGGAACTGTTTCACGATGAAATAGCCGCCGGCATCGTTGGGGTGATCGTTATCCGCCGATTTATCCGGCTCCCCGTTCTCGCTCCATACTTGCTGTTCGAGCGATTCGGTGTATACCGGGCAGCGTTGCACGTTCACTTTGTAACGCCTCTCGCCGTTGCCGTTACAGAACATGGCATTCATCGAATTGATACGGTCTTTTACCGGCGGGTTTGAATTGTTCACGATCACATTGAAACCAGCCTGCTTAAGCTGGGCGATATCCGTAGTGCTGGCATGAGCTGATTTCCGGGAATCGCCAGAAGCGTCTGGGTAAATGTAGATTTCCCGCACCTTTCGGTAGTCATGGCCGTCATACAGCCAGAATCGCTCTTTGATGATGCGAATCATGTCCGTAGTGTCGTAAGCCTTGATAATTTCCGTTACGGCAAAGGGGAGCCCGAGGCGGAGAACGTGAACAATCCCGGCCATTTTCCCCACGTTGAAATCCATACCGATATAAAGCGGCTCACCCGGCTGCTCTTCTTCTTTGCAGTTATTAAGCTTGCGGTCGAACTGGTGGTAAATCGTCCCGCTAGTCAGGTTGGTAAACTGGCCGCGCAGGTACGCTTTAATCAGCTCCGGCGGATAAGACTCCATCAGGGACGGGATGTAGTCCTCCGGCAGGTTTTTTTCGTTGTCAAACGTCGATGCCTGCACCAGGCCGTACAGCGTTGAGAGCGAAGGCTTATCGCGTACAGCTTTTGCGAACTGCTGATAAACGAATTTAAACCCTTCCGGCGTCGTGGTGACATCTATTCCGTTACGCAAACCCGGCACTTTGTAACGCATACGGGCAATGATTTTTCGCCAGGCTAACTCTGCCTTTTTGGCGGGCATTACGTCTAGCTCATCAATCAGCGCATTGCCGATTTTAAAACCCACGATGGTTTGCGGCTTCTCCATTGAGCGGCAGATTGTCGTTCCTCGATACTGGCGCCCGGCGTAGAAGTGAACCTCTTTATTACTCTCGTTGATTTTGACATTCAGCCCCCAGTCAAAGGCCACCTCTTCAACCGTGGGATAAAAGATGTCGCGGATCTGCGGATAAGTTGGTGCAAAGTAGCCCTGGTTGATTTTAGGGTGTTCCCACATCCCCTTGCAGATACCGCCGCAGCCGACCCACGTCTTACCGGAACCAAACCCGGCCACGTAGGCTTTAAATTTGTGCTGCATTGCAAGAAATCGTGCCTGAGGGATGTTAAGCGTCGGTGCTATCGCCATCCTCTTCCCTCACTCTTGCATCCACGACGTTGATATTGATTGCTACCGGCGTCGGTTCGTCATCGTCCGGATCCTGAAGCTCTTTCCGTAATTTTTCGACCTCCAGCTGCCGGCGCTCGATTTCAATCTGCTGCAGACGCTGGGCAAATTCACTATCAGCCAGCCCGAGGCGTTTCATCACAGCCTCGTACATTCGTTCGCGGCTAATGGCGGTTATCTCAACACCATTCTTACCGAGTTTCACGCCGGAATAGGCAAGCGCAGCATCCGGGGCTAGTTTGCGCGTATCAGCGAAGAACGGCTGGCCGATGCCGTCGCCATTGCAGCGGGGGCATTCAGGATTAGGCGCGCTGGTGTGGTCGTAACCATAGCCGCCATCATCCAAAGGCTCGCGACGTTTACGCTCAAGCGCTTCGAGTCGTTTCTCTTCGTACTCAACCGCATCGCGCCATTGATACTGATGGCCGAAGCCCCAGCAGTATCGACAGCTCCCGCGGCGATACTGTGAAAGCTGGTTGGCATCGAAGGTGGCCAGTTGCCACATCTGCTCAAGAACTTCATCGGCGCTGCCGAGCGTGCGCACGATGGACGCTTTCTGCTGCTGCGCAATGGCCTGCGCAACGTTAGGATTCGTTAGGAGCTGCCGCCCGTAATTTGGGTCACTATAGCCCGCACGCTCAGCGGCAGAAGTGGCGTTCTGGTCCTTGAGGTATTCGGCAATAAAGCGCTTTACCTTTGGACTGAGTTTGCTATCCACCAGCTCTTCTGCGCACTTTTCCTTTTGCGCAGTGCGCAATTTCTTCTGCGCAGGTTTTTGCGCAATTTGCGCAGAAGGTTTTTTGATATATCGACGGGCGGTAGCGTAGTTCAGTCCCTGCGCTTCACACCAATCCTTCGGTGATACGCCGGTTGCGGCATGTTCGGACAGGAACCGTTGCTGAAGCTCGCCCCAGTCCGGTTTTGCCATGAGTTAATCCTGTTTGATGTTTTGGACTTCTGCGCTCGTCGTGAATGACTGAACCTTGCCACCGCTATACACATCCATTTCGGTGGCTATACGCACGGCTTCAATAGCATTCTTCCCGCAATACATAGCCGCTCTGGCAATCATGCCACCGCTTCCCATTGCGTAGGGGTCAAGCTGCAGGGATATTGAGGCATGCGTTTTATCGGTACCTTTACTGATAATCCACGCCCGACCAGTTCCAGCCACAGCCAGTGCGCTGAATTCACTTTCCGGGTTAAAGGTCGAAGCGTAGGTAAGACCTGAACGCATCGTGTCCTGAACCTCAAACTCTGCACCGCAGTCTCCGGAATAGCCGATCGCAAGTATTCTCTCGCCATTGACTGCCCATTCTTCATTATCGCGAGGATAGAATAGTTTTTGCTCTCTCAGTGTACAGACGGCATCACCTGCACTCGCCTGGCTATCAAAGGCTAGCGTGCGCCCATCCCATGCGACTGTCGTCATACCTAAATTCCCTTGATTAAAGCCATTACAAAAGCCACCCTGTTAGAGGTGGCTTTTGTAATAGTGTTAGCAATCATCTAATTGGATCGATTATATAAAAATCACTCGCTGTCTGTATCTAAAGCATCCTGAATCGCATCAGCAAGTTCAGCAATTTTGCTAGTAGCAAAATCCAAGTCTTGATACATCTTTCCGCCAGATGAATCACCAGCTGCAGAGGCAGCAGATGCCTTAGCTACTTCCAGTGCAGCTTTAACTGCAAGTAAGCGCTGGTGATTTTCAATGGTGACTCCAGGGTCCGGCAAACCAAAATATCCATCAAGCATTTCATTCTCCTTTTTCGCAGATTATCTGCAGTATCAGGATAGGAGCGAAATGCTTAAATTTTCAACTACCCATTATCACAGGCACTCAGTGAATGCCTGCTGTAATGCCTTAGCTGGATAGGTCTGTGTCGAAAAGCGCCAGTGCTTCGGTCGCTTCCTGAATCGCTTTGATGGTCTTGGCGACCAATTCGGATTCAGTCGTCACGCGGCTGTATTGCTGGATAAAGATCTGATACTTCAGCTGACTATCCTGGACGAATGAAATCGCCTTAGCAGCGGCTGCTGTGTCGTAGTTCAGGGTGGAAAGCAGGTTGAGCCGAATTTGCTCTTCTGCGGTGATTTCTGCCATTTTTTACCTCTGCAGTTCTTGCAAATATAAAAGCCTCGCAGGTGCGAGGCTTAAAAAATAGTATTCATCGACTGAACTTAAAGGGGCGTGTAATGCCCTTTTAGCACCTTACACCAATGTCTTATGGTTCTAGACCTCCTAGACACGGTTTCGGCACTTAAAGAATGGCATTGCTCTAAAAGAAAGCCTTCTGCAGTTTCCGGTTCTAACTGAGAGAGATTTTCAACACCCGCCCAATTTATCCAAGCCCAACCTATATGACTGGTTTCAAAACATCTCGCCGCAATCTTAAGTTTAACATCGTCTTCTGATTGAATTAACTGCTGACCAACTGATGTTACCTTACTATTATTATCAAGGAATCCTAATACCTTAGCAGCATGAATATAATAATATATGTGGCGCTCCTGCAGACCTGTATTGAACTCACTGCAAGGTTCGCCACGCCATTTTACTTCAACGATATTAAAAACTCGCTCTAAGGTATCGGCTTGCGGTATCTGGTGACCGCTAACAGATAACATTGATAACTTATTGATATCTTTTAGATAAAAATCAGCCCCAGCCTTTGTCAATACAAAAATCAATTCACCAGTCTCGTTGCTTCTGAGCTCCATGTTTGTACCGGAAGAAACAACTGCCTGAAAAAGGTTTGATAGTGACTGAATATCAATCCCTTTTTCATTAATGAAATCAATTACATTAGCTCTTGCTTCTATCAAAGAGCTTAAAGATTTTAACAATTCTTCAAACAAAGAAAGCTTCTCTGCCTGAAATGAGATTATGAACGACCCTGGGCGAGCATCAACTGGACGTAATTTGTCTTTAAGGCCGCCAAAATCCAAAAGACTGTTGTATAGATCGCTAAATCTGTCGCATACGCTTGAAACATTGCCTAAAACAAGATTACTTTCACTTTTCCTAGCGCTTTTTTCCAAATGTATTTCATGCGTGGAGTATTTTATTGGTGCGCCAATTCGTCCATTACCAAGAACGGGAACAACCGAACTAATGAATAATCCACTAGCAGGTAATTTATAATTATTTAAGTCTTCTGCATACAAAACATCCCAAGCGGGAGTCTCATCTCTATTGTAAGGAGCCTGTACCTTGTAAAAAAAACTTTGCTCATGCGCAGTTAGAGCCGAGTGAATATCTATTCTCTTTCTTTCAATTAGCTCAAGTTTAGTTGGGGATACCGGTATGATAAACCAACTATCTGAATTTTCATCTTCAGAGATCCAATACACTACGTATAAAGAGCCAACTTCATTTTCTACTGAAAAGAAACGAGGCTCTTCAAAGAATTCATAGACTCTTTTATAAACTAATGTTCCCATCATAGTTTTGGGGAGGAAGATATTACTCATTCGCCTTCTCCCACACATTCGAAGTGTTCATGTACATGGCTATTAGTTCTAAGCCAAATTGTGTAATGAGCAGGATCTGCAAAAGTTTTTTTCATAACACCCATTAATGGGGTTACCTGACCTTTAGCAACCAAACGGTCGCCCAATGCTTCAGGAAATTTGGCTTTAGCATCATTGGCACCTCTCATTTCAGAAAAGAAAGAGGTTCCAAAAATACATATTAAAGCCTCACCTTTACATTTTTTATGGCGATTCGGGTACTCTTCATGCGTCGAGAGAAAACATTGTGCAGAAGGGGGACTTACACGAACTAACCGAAAAAATTCCCCCTCAGCATCTTCGGCTGCCTTCGGTGGTACGCCTTTAGGAAAAAATTCAGGCCATGCATCCTGAAAAACTTCTGCTGCGGCTTCTGACATAAAAATCATCCCGTGTAGTCAAAAAATCTGCCAACACGTTATTGATTGATAGTTAGAAACTTACATTTGTTGCTGGCATCATCAGCAATATAGCAAAAAAATTTTTATTGTGAACACCAATTTGCTCTCAACTATTTACCGCTCCCATAACTTGTTAACTTGCACTTTTAGCATTCATATACTTAGCACAGATAATCTGCACCATTTTGTTATGCGTCAGAATGTCACGCTTGGTCTGCGTGTCCAGCACATCAATATCGTGGTCGGTCAGGTAGATGATCCGCACCCAGCTGCAGGTGGTATCAACTACCACTGGGGCGGGTAAATTTTTCGCGCAGCTCGCGATCAACATCGTCATCGCCCATACGCTTAACGTCTTCCTGTACATCACTGGCCCCTTTCGTGACTTCAGCACGGCGTTCTGCCGCGGCGACAGTAGCAGCGGCGTTTTCTTCGGTGCGTTGCTGCTCTGCCTTTGCTTCGGCTTTACTGGTGCCGCGGGCGTGACCGATACCGAACGCGCCGGCGATAGCTCCCAGTATCACAACCACCAACCCGGCGATTATTTCAAAGCTCATTGCGGCGATCCCTTCAGTTCGTCGGCCTTTTCTTTCAGCGCCGGCTGCCTTACGTATTGCGATAGCACCGCCAGAACTACCAACGCGGGACTAATCATCGCCACGATATTGGGCGGCAGAATGCCTTTAATGTCCGGCGGTAGCAGCGCCCAGGCGTGAAGAGCTGCATCCGGGAACGACTGCGCCCAAACTCCAATCAGCGCGCCGGCAGCACCCAGCCTCACAGACCACGTTTTCAGCAACAGGCGGGCATGGACAACAAACTCCAGGCGCGTGTATTTGCGCAGTAGCAACAGGACCAGCACGGCCACCAGCGCCAGCAGGAAGAAAATCAGCATCTTCATAACACACGCTCCTTCACCCAGCCGTAGAGAAAGTCCTCGTTTGCCTCGCGCCCTTCAGCCAGTTCGAGATACCTGGCACCCTGGCTGCAATTCAGTGCTCTAAGTAGCACCTGCTCGCCTTCTTTCCCGCGGGCAGAAAGATACCCCTTCAGAGCGGTGATGGTTCGGGGTCCAATCGCGCCATCCGGGATAAGGTCAGGATAAAGCTTCCCACGCATATTCATTGCTGTCAGCCAGCGCTGAAAGAACTTACTGGCGACGCTGGGTCCCATGTTCACGCCAGTGTCACAAAGCTCGTCCGCCAGAACCGTTGACAGACTCGCCACCTGGTCAAAGCGAGGACCTGACCAGTAGTCATTAAGTAGGATTTGCTTTGCGGTTTCCCGCGGAAGGTTTCGCATGTCGCCGGTATACCCATGTGCGCGGGCGGTGGTTTGGGTGATGCCCCAGCGGGTCGGCCCGCCTTTATCTGACGGATGATCGACATAGCCGCCTTCTTTTCCGAGGATGCCCTCGATGACTTGATCTGCTGTTGCCATGATTATGCCTTGTTATTGTCTCTGTCTTTGTCAGCGCGCAACTAACCCGGCGCTGATACCAGCCGCCACCTGAAACTGTGATTGATTCATTAGTGCCTCAAAGTATCTACCAGACGCGCCACGTTACCCCGAGCCCACAGCACGGCGGCGCAAATAAGGATGTTTGCCAGAACCACCAGCCAGTGTGACTGAGGGTACAGACCGAAAATTAGTTTTAAGGGGATGGTGGCGTACACCAGAATTGTCAGGTAAGCCAGAAACGATATTGCTGGCCGGTGTCTTGCGCCTCGACGCTGATAGAACATTAACGCTCCGATTATCAGCAGACAGAGGATCGAATTCACCTTTGCCGTGGTATCACTTATCAGAACAGCGTTAACCATCTGGCCGAGCATCATTACCGGATCATTTGCTATTACCATTTGAACCTCCTCCCCATATTCGGGAAAGTATTCCAAACAGGCCTTTCAGATCCTGACTGTCGAGGAAGGTAAGCACCTTTATGCATAAAGCTGAAAAAATAACAGCACCCAGTGCATCCAGCGGTTTATCGTAATGGGTTAGTGAATTCAACTTTGAACCCGCCAGCCCGGCGCCAAGCACGCCCACGATAAACGATGTCAGGAAATATCCAGCCAGCCTGATTCGGCTAATATCTGCCGCGGTTACCACATAAAAAACGGAACCAGCAAAGGCACCAAACACGACGCCGTAATCAATGCCTGTCGCCAGGCCAAACACACTGGCGCCAGCAAGCCCCGCCGACGCAACTGCGGTGCCAGAAATAGGTTCTGCGGACATATGCCCCTCTTTATTGCTGTGAGTTCCTCTCTGAAGAGGGGAAAGGAATGGGCGGCCCTGTTAACGCATAGTTGGCGCTATGCGTTTAACCTGCCCGGATTGGGTTATGAGCCCGTCAGACAGTGGGCCTATTTGAAAGGCCGCCAGATGGATTTACGACAAAGCACAGAGCGAGTGACGTTCTGGCGGCACAAATGAAAAAGGCCACGCAAATGCGCAGCCTAAAAATTTTGCCCGCTTACTGGTACGGGGAGCTCAACTGCAGTTTGCTCAGATTCAAATTGTGGCCCTGTTTTGGAGTCGCTTTGCGGTCAACTGGGACATGTAGGTTTCGCATCGCGATCGGGATTCGCTTCAGACGCTGGCCCCGCTGCCTATATGTGCCGGTTACGTTTATCCGGCGGCTTTCTCCCGGTTAAGCCCTAAGGTAAGGGATAGGGTTGTGACACCAGGCCGCTACACCTGCTTACTTCCTGCCGCTCAGTTTTGGTATTAACCGCCAGCAACTGCGGCCCAGCCGATTCACAGGTCTTTGCGGTGGCCTACGTTGCAGCTCGCTTGAGCACGTCACAAATAGAAAAGGCCCGCAGATGCGAGCCCAGAAAAGCAAAAACCCCGCCGAGGCGAGGTCTAAACGTCTTTAACGTGGGCGAAATATCCCATCGTTGAAATGAGATTAGCCAATTTCCGCCACGTTTGCAATAGCCTGCTGAAAAATCACCTCGTTACCTTTTCGAGAATCTTTTCTGCAAAGGACTCTTCAACGTGGCAATACTCCACCAGTCGATCGAAGAACAATTTGAAGTTTCTGCGCCAGCTCGTTTCAGTAACGCCCAGCGCTTTGAATACCTCCGTGTCTTTCAATCGCGGGTAGCCACGCCCGCTGCAACGAGGACATTGCTTAAAAACGGGAAGCCCCTGCAGCTCAGATTTTTTTTTATCCAAAACCTCGCCACGTCCACGGCAGCGGCATTCGTTCTTTGTGCTTCCCTTCCCGTTGCAAGCTTTGCAGATTACCCTTACCTGCTCACGAATGGTTTTAACTTCCTCCCAGTCTGATGGGGAGATCCCCTTCGTAACTTTGACCCATTTCGGTGGCTTGCCATCTGGGTAGGTCACTTTGTTGGTGAATACCTCCGCGTCAATGAACCCGGCCCCGCCGCAACTACTGCAAGTCACCCTGCTTGCGGCGCTAAGCGAGTAATCCCGAAAAACGTATTGGGCCAGAATGAGCAGGAATGCTTCTCGCTGTTGTTCCGGCATGGCCTGCAGCGCGCGGTTCCGGCTGGCGCGTTGAGTGGCAAGCTCATAGATAAAGGCGAGGATGTTGTCCGTATGAAGAACGCCCGCTTTTGCCAGGTAGAGCTCGATGCCTATCGCTGATTTTGAAGTTGCCAAACCAAGAGCTGCCATAACATCGGTAATCGACAGTGTTTCAGCGGTGATCCCACATGGTACAGCGCCGGGCATCATCGACTTTGGCGAGAAAAATTTCGGTAATGCTTCAAGTTTCACAATGATTCCCCTGCTTTCTGTGGCTGATTGGTTTTGGTACGGCTATGTTTCGCTACTGGCGGCATACTGGCGCGCTTAACGCTCTCGGTTTGGTACTGCATGAAGTGATCGAGGGTCATAGAGATTCCCCAATGATGATCTGCCCTTTCTCGCCCCATATTTTGGTGATGCGGCAATCCCAGACGTGTGAATCATCGTCATAGAGGGCGTCCATTAGGGCTTTCAGCATATTGTCGCAGTCGGGCTTTGACTGATGTGGACGTCCTGCGTATTGCGCCCTCTTTTTCTGACTCCAGCTTTGCGGCATAGGCATGACGAACGTGACGTGAGCGCCGGACTCTGGCAGGTAAATGTTGCGAAGACGAGCTTCATCACAGAATGCCCGGTAACGCATTACTGCTGGACGCTGCTTCCACTTATCAGCTCTGGTCATCCTGGGTTTGCCGATTGGCGTGATATCGTAGATTTTCATGATTTGATAAGTCCCTCTTTCCGCCAGATTTCCAGGGTGCGCATTACCCCCTCAGCGTGCATCAGGCGCAATTCGTCATAGGTGAAATCGGTGGTTTTGGCTCGGCCGTCGATCACGTCATGGCACCCGTTGCATGCTATGGCTGCCTGGGTGTCGTCCGGCTTACATCCAGTACCGCACGTCCCTGCCAGTCGGTAATGTGCCAGCACGCTGGTTTCCGGGTTGCCGTTGCAGTGCCCGGGGATCCGCACGGTACATTCGCGGCCACGCGCCGCTTTGCGTAGGTTCGCCATAATCACCCCCACATCCGGTTACGCCAGCGGGAATCCGGGCGCGGAGGGTTCTTGTCCTCCTCCAGCTGCACGCTGACGGTCCAGGTAAGGAGGTCAGGGTTTAAACTGCGTTCAACCTTTATCCCTCGCTGACGGTATTTAGCCACCAGTTCATCGGCCTGCAGAGTTGTGCATTCCGGGTGATGAAACCATGAAATAGTCATAGCCATCACCCCGCGAAGCTCAGCAACTGGTTTGCGGCGTTCTCTGCTTCCAATGGGCTGTTGAATGAACGGGAGAGGATCCACCGCCAGAGAACATCCAGCGATGCTTTATACAAATCCTGAAATTCGCATTCGTCCATGCTGGCGAAAGAAATGCTGCGAGGGTGTTTTTTAAGGGTGCCGTCCGGCAGCTGTATGGCGTCATAGTGACCGGCTTCGACAATGACCCACGCCCGATAGGCGTCGAAAGATTTGCAAATGCTGATGCTGCCTGCGCGTTTCTCTGCTATCCGGTCGAGGTATTGCTCGGCGGCATCGAGTAACGCTGATTCATTGCCGCCATACGCTGCCAGGTATTTTGCATACCCGGTCACCAGTCGGCGTTCATTGGATGAGATCGCCCCGCCGGTAGGCTCCCAGTATTCGAATCCGAGATTGAGTAAAGCAAAGTAACGGCGATGAAAAGCCGGATTGCGGACGAGTTTGTAGTCGGCTTCCAGGACGGCGCCGAGCTTGCATTTTGATTGAAGAAAATCGCTGTTCTCCTGCGTGGCAGGGATCAGTATGCCTTGAGACTGCTTTATTAGGTGTAATTGCTGCGCCATCGTTATCTCCGGTGGCGCAGTAGGTTAACGGTTGTTCAGGCCGTTGATTTCATATTATCAGAAGGTGGCAAAACTCGGTAGCCAAGTCGTTGAGCAAACTTCATAAATCCATTCAGCGTAAAAATCTCTTCATCTGGCAATAATGGGCGCATCGAAATTATGCCATTAACCCTGTAAACCAGATGCCTTCCTTCGGCCGGGAAGCTACAAATAATGGCACCGTCTGATCTCCTAACAACGTCGTACCAGGAATGATCAGCAGGAACCTCAATACCATCACTCACATTACCCCCTGAGCGACATACAGACGCAAAAATTAAGTCCGGCGACAGCATCAAAGGGACACGCTTACTGCGATACTTTGCAAAATGCCAGCCACCAAAAAAGGTGAATTAGTAAAACCAGTCGTCAGCGCTTTCCCACGTCTCCTGGAGGATCTCTTCGATAGTTTCTTTATCGCCGGCCATGCCACCGAACACACTGAGCCCATCAGCCCCTGTACGGCGGATCGTCAATTTGCAGTTGTCATATTTTTGATTTAATCGTCGCAGCAACTCAGCCTCTAAAGCAGGCTCAGCTCCATCAGGCAATTTTTTCTTACGGTCGATCGTGATTTCAACTTTCATAACTACCCCGCCACAATACTGTATAAATAAACAGTACACCGATGCCGGGATTTTATCAATATCTTAACAGCACAAAACGTTAATTTTTTATTAGCAGGCTAAATAAAAACCCGCCGTAGCGGGTTGATTTATCGTGATTTACTTTTTTTGGTTTTGCTCTGCCATCTCGATGTAACGCGGATCGGATGCCCGAGGCAACTGGATACTCTGCTCGCGGTAATATCGCACGCGCTCCATGAAATACTCGCGAAGGTGTTCTGGCTGTTCTCTTGCGATCATCTCAGCGACAACAGGCATGTTCATGCGCTCTTTGTACGCGACGCCGGAAGCCGCAAGGTCAACATTGACCTTGTCCTGTTCGTCTTTCGGTTTGGCTGCAATGTTCCATTTTGAATGTGTCAATCTGCTGTTCTCCCTCTTTTCTTCCGCGTGTCATAGGGCGACCTGTAGCCGTCAACAGAAGCGACCTCTTTCTCATCAAAGCGCCTTGCGTTGGCAATATCCGACTCAAGCCATCGTTTTTTATACCGCTTCCTTGATGCTTTGTATTTTTCGGCGGGAGTCATTTCTTCATTTGACATAAAAATCCCCTCTAATTTGGAGGGGATTATATAGTACTAGCGGGCTAGCTGCGTAGCTTTGTCAGATCGAGCTTGCCGGAATCTCCAGAATGCCAGCACAATAGCAAGTATTATTGCCGTACATATATGCAAGACAAACCAGATAACCCATGCAGGAAATAGATATAACATGCCCGGCGCATCCAGATCTTCTTGCCAGGCATAGTACCCCAGATAACTCCAAAGAAAAAATGTCGGGATTATCCATAACAGGTAGACCCACCATCTATAACTATTGAGAAAACGAAGAGTTTTTCCTAACATATCATCTCCTTGCCTCTATTCGAGCTTAATATGCGATTATAGGTGAACCTAAGATTCTACCGCTCCCCTTTGTAACCCCATCCTGAACGCAATTCAGACATTATGCAGCCTCCCTCGCCTGGCACATCTCCGGCAAATTAGCTCTCACCAACGCCTCAGCAAATGGCGGTGGGACGGCGTTACCACAGCGCGCTACCTGCTTATCCTTGGCGTACTTCACGCCTCGGTAGTCCCGGTCGATGATGTACCATTCAGGGAAGCCCTGCGCGCGATAGAGCTCATGCGGTTGCAGCATGCGCATCCCAATATCAACAATTCGGAACGTCACTCCGTCAATATCCACCAGCCCGGTGCAGTCTTCCCCGCAGTATTCCCGCAGAAATGCCAGCACCTGCTGAGCGCGCTCTTCGTCGTAGTCCTCGACCGCCAGTGTCGTTTTAACCTCTCCCACATGCTGGCCGCCGGCGGTGATGGTCGGCATAGGTTCGTCAGCGCGTTGGCCGTCACGGCAGGTTCCACGCAGCTTGACCAGGTGAGAAGCAACAACCGCGTGGTGATTGCCTGTCGTAACAGTATGCGCCGGGGACTCTACAGAACCGCCGGGATGGCCTGTGTTGTTTACCATAAGGTGTGCCGCTACGACCGCATGATGATCAACCGTCGTCACCGAGTGAGTTGGCTCATCCAGCCCCACGCCGGCGCCCTGATAATTCCCGCCGTAGTGTTTCACCAGGAACGCCCCGACAACGGCATGCTTTCCGCCTCCAGCAACGACAGTTCCCAGAGGCTTATCCAGTCCTGGCACGCGAGGTGCCTGGCCGGGCCGTTCTCCGTATCCCATTTGAATGAGCGTCGGCACAACCAGCTGTGATTTACCGCCGCCGCCCGCGGTGATTGTTGCGCTAGGCTCATCCGCCCGATGCCCTACGCTGGCGCCGAACTGACGTGCAATCACTGGCGCAACTAAACAGGCTCGCGATTGCTTCAGGATAGTGTGAGCGGGCTTATCCATAGGGCGCGGTTTTGCCTGGTACTCGCTGCCGCCATTGCCAGCCAGGAACGGAGCCAGAGCTGCCTCAACAATACCCAGTGCATGCCCATTACCACCCGGGCGTTTTGACGTGCCGGCGGTCACTGTCGGTACCGGTTCGGTGACTGGCTGCCCGGTGGCGCCGGTGCGGAATTTTGTCAGGTGCGGCACCGCCACCCCAAAGCCGTGGGTTTTGGTAATCGTCTGCAGCGGATCCGCCAGCGACTGCCCCCGGAAACAGTCATATTTTCCTTTGGTCGTTGTGTGGTTGCACTTCACGATGAACGGCGAAGCGCTGTCGATAACGAACCGCTGTATGCCGCGGGCAATGCGTTTGAGCGTGTTCTCTGCCAACGGCTTTTTACGGTCGAATATGCTCGGCGCGGGGATAGACCAGTCTATACATTCCGCAGCTGTTCGCCACGGTGACAGCTTGCCCGCCTGCACGTCGGCAGACTTCGGATCCCCATGGGTGGCTTCCGGCCAGACTATCGGTTTCCCGTCCCGGCGCATCACCATGAAGAACCGCTTACGGATGGTCGGCGCACCATAATCGCATGCGCGCAGTTCGCGATACTCAACGATATATCCCAGACCTTTTACCAACCGTGCTGCATCCTCGCTATCCAGCGAAATATTCAGAAATTCGCAGCATTCGGCCAGCGCCGGATGGTTCGCCGGGATCCCGGTTGTCAGCATGCCGACAAATGCCAGGAATGTTTCGCCGACGCGGTCTGGATCTGGGCGCATTTCTGCCGCCAGAAGCGGCCCCCAAGTTTTAAACTCTTCGACATTTTCCAGCATCATTACCCGCGGGCCAACATCAAGCGCCCAGCGGATAACGATCCACGCCAGCCCACGAATCGCCTTTTCTACCGGCTTGGCCCCTTTCGCCTTTGAAAAGTGACGGCAGTCTGGTGAAAACCATGCCAGCCCAACCCGGCGGCCGGCGGTCGCAACTTTCGGACGAACCGAATAAACCGACTCGCAGTAATGCAGCGTGTCGGGGTGATTAGTGGTGTGCATCGCGACAGCATTGGGATCGTGGTTTATAGCAATATCCACGCTGCGCCCTATCGCCAGCTCGATTCCCGTTGAGGCGCCGCCGCCGCCAGCAAAGTTATCAACGATGATTTCGCTCTCTCTCACGCGTATTTCTCCATGGCGCAGGCCAGCGAACGAGCCGCGGCGATAATTGACGGTACTGGCATTTTTTCCAGCCACATCCGGTTGATGTGGTGCTGCAGGCGGCGCTGGTGGTGTGCCGGGAGTTCCCCGGCGTTTTCTACTTCTGACAGGACCATCGCTACTTCAGCTGGCCATACAGTTTCAGGCACGTCCACCAGCAGTAGGCTTTCCAATTCCTGAATGCGTTTGCAGGCATATTCCAGTGAAGGCTCCACTACCTTACCTCCACTTCAATCCGGGCGATGGCCGCGTCGGCCTTCTGTACCTCAGGATGTTCGTCATAGTCAGGCAGATAGCGGCGAGCGACAGCGGACAGAGAAACCAGAGCCGCAAGCAGGTCGTCGCGTTGCCCAGCAACTTTCGCATTCTCAATCGCTGCATTCTCAAGCTGGGCTTTGTGTTTTTTGTACGCTTCAAAGGCATGCCAGGACTGGCCTCGGCGCACGCTGGCAGTGATATCCGCAACTTGTTCAGGCGTCAGCGTGGTCAGAGGCTGCACCGGGCAAATCAGCACCTGCCCGGCGTCCCAGTCGAAGCCAGCCTGAATAGACTCAACCTCGACGGAAGGTGTTGCTCCGATACCGCCTGGCGAATGGATGATGATCGTAATTGCAGGGTCACGGCGTTGCGTCAGTGGGTTAGACCAGATACGGGTCATCAGCTCAGAGAATTTAGAAAATTTCACACTGCACTCTCCTCAAACAGAACTTCGCCTTCAATCCCACCGACCTGATAAACGATCGAACCATCTTCCCGATATTCCATCGGTGCAGCGCTCCAGCCTTCCCCTTTGGGATCGTCATCGTCACCAACTTGAACAAAACCGCCAGTAACAATGCGGGCAGGGTACATTTCGCCCTCAGTCCAGTATCCCTCGGTGTCTTTTATGCATTTGATTTTCATGCCTGAACTCTCCCGTATCCCGGATATGTTTTTTCTCCAACAAATGCATCAAGGGCTGAAATGTCTTCAGGATTTTTGACGGCATATTCAACAGGTTGATCGTCATACGTTGTGCGGTTTTTCTGGACCTTCCAGCCGCCAGGCGTATAAGGGCAACGGCGGAACTTCACACCATCACCGCCAGTGACATACCAGACTTGAAAGAACCCTGTGCGCTGTCCGCTATAAGAGCCTCCCTGTTGTTTTTCAGCGCCTTCAGCGACGAAACGCCATTTACGTTGTTTGCTCATACAACCTCCCCGAGCACCCAGCGCAGTGCATCAGCGTATTCACCACTGGCAGCTTCAAGGGCTTTTGTGATTTCTTTGCGTGATTTGAGACGAGACTTAGTTTCGCCAAGCACGGCGCGCTGACGCTTGGCTTTTTCATGGCCGGTAGTCCCAGCGGTCGCAGATTCAATCTCTTTCACTTTTTCCCGCTGCTCTTCGGGTTTCAGTGATGCCAGCTGACGTGCCTGGGTAACGGTAACTGTGCCAGCCTCTACCGCTTCCCTGACGGCCTGAGTGGCATCGAGAAGGGAGAGCGTTGCTCGAACGGTCTGAACGCTGCAGCCAAACAACACCGCAATGTCGTCCTCATCGAGCCCGCGGTCGAGCGCGTCTGACATTTTTTTAGCCCGGCCAAGCGGTGTATCAGGTCGGCGAATTTCGTTTTCACTGACCATGTATTTAGCCATCTGATTTGCTGATCCGCGCTTAACGACTCCAGGTACAAGCAGTGGGTCTTTGCCTTCTTTCAGACGGAGTTTATTTGCCTCCAGGGTATGTTTAACGCGCTGACGGCCAACAACTACGCAGGTGAGCCCCAATTCGGGGTCTTTCCAGACGATGATCGGCTCCAGTACACCCAGCTCCGCAATGTTCAGTACCATCCCTTCCTCGATAGGCAGGTGTACACGCTCATCGTAAAGTGGGTGGGTCTTATCGGTGACCAGGTGCAGGTTTTCAGGCTCGAAATTGAGCACGTTTGTTTTGCCGCTGGCACCGTATACATCGATTGAATTCTTAGCCATGAATAGCCTCCTGAACATCTAAAACTCGCTGAAAAACAGGACTGCCAAGCAGGCTGTAATTCATCCCAACAGCAACTTTCGGCACCAGGCCAAAACGCTTCATGTCAAAGTCGATGATGGCGCGCTGATCGCGGAATAAGCCCAGCCGCCCGTGGCGAACTACTTCGCCGGTAGCTTCCGCATCGAGGAAGTATTTCTGGACAGTGCTGCGGCACAGGCCCAGTTTTTTCATTGCGTCGTTGGCTGTCAGACGCCCCTGATGTCTGGTGATCCTAATAACCGCACGGACGTACTCCCGACGCTCTGCAACTGATAATGCTCTGGCCATGGTTTCCTCACTTCACGATGCGCAAATGGCGCACATTTTTGCGGTAGCTATCCCAGTCAAAATTCACCCACATACCGCCATCCATCTGGAGACGGTCGAGGATCCGTACGCCGAGTGTTTCAGTGAGGGACTCGTAGTTCAGGTTTGTCAGGATCCCGACCGGGCGCATGGAGGACAATCGGCGGTCGATAACCTGGTTCAGGATGACCTTTTCGCCACTGCTGCCGCGCTGAATGCCCACTTCGTCCAGGATGAGCAAATCTACCCGGCAAAGGTCGTCCAGAAGCGAAGCCTCCGACTGCCCGTCGTCATAACACTCGCGAACACGCAGCATCAGGTCTGGGATTGTCACCACCAGCACAGAGTGACCACCAGCAAGAAGGTGATTACCGACTGCCGCCGCCAGATGATTTTTACCGGTACCCGGCGCGCCGCTGAACACGAAGCTGGCAAATCCAGATCCAAAGTTCTGCGCATAGCTTTTCGCCATTGAGAGCGCTCTGCGCTGCCCATCGCCTGCCACCTGATAATTTGCGAACGTACAGTTGCGGTGCAGATCCTGAATCCCAGCACGTCCGAATATTTTCTCAGCACGCGCCCGCTGGTTCTGCTTGTCCAGTTCCTCGCAACGTTTACGCCCTTCCTCGGCCTGCCAGGTTCGCCACTCATCGACGCTGCCGAATTTTGGCTGAACCCCTGCTGGAATAATTTTTTGCAGGCGGGCCATCACACCGCCGGTTCCAATATTTTTCATCGCTACCCCCTGAACCCATTAGGGATTGTCTTGCCAGGCTGGGACACTGTGTTCGGATCCCGTTTTCCAATTGGTGCTTCAAAGCTCCACTGCTCCTCGTAGTGCTTTGAGGGGCCAAAAAACGTGGATGCCTGTTTCACGTACTCGGTATTGAGTTTTCCGGCAGCAGCGACGTAACCCGCATATCGTCGAACGCCATCGGTAAGTTCCTGCACTGTTGCGCCTGATTTAATTCGGGCAGTCCAGGCTTTGAACGCGTCGGCCTTGCTATTGCCTCCGGCGCGTTTTGGGTATTCCCTCCAAGCCAGTTCAAATTCTTCCGAGTAACTGCTTTTAGGCTTTTCGGCTGGAACATCATCGGAAGATTCATCGTCTGGGGGAGTGGCGACGCCATGCCCCGAAATATGTTTATCTTTATCTTGTTCCTGATCCTGTTCCTGTTCCTGATCTTGGCTTCGTAGCCCCTTCGAAGCCCCTTCTGAAATTTGGTGCGTTTCACGCTTGATATTCAGATGAAAATCATTTTTATAACGCTCATAAAATGATGAAAGGAAAGAGTTTTCAGTAAGTGACGCATACTCGCTCCTGACCCCTGCGCAGCGGTTATCACCTGGTTTTAATGCCTTGCCTACCTGATAGGCGGCCATTTCATGCACCCAGACCATCTCTGTGTCCTCGTCATAGCTACAAAACCCCGCTTCTATGGAGCTTTTAAGCCCCTTCGAAGCCCCTTCTAAGCCCAATCCTGTTTCATGGGCGATATAGAGAATTGGCAGGTAATACAATCCGAGCATGTTTGCGTGTGGCGAGGTCATCAGATAGAACGAGACCACCTGCGCTTCAGCGCCTTTTTTCCGCAGTTCACGGCCGGTTTTCCCTAGCCAGAATTGCGGTGCGACTGTTGCATAGTCACGCATAGATACTCCTGAACTTATGACGTTGGCTTATCGGTCTTTTCGGCGTGTTTAAAAACCATATCGACGCACATAAAGACGCATTTCTGACAGATAGAGACTCCGGGTCCAGCTATTAGAACTCCCGCAACCTCGATGTTGGTCATCCCGCAGAAAGAACACCTGTGAGTTGGCTGGATGTTTACCTCAACATTGGTTCCTGACATACTTACCTCGCAATTACCTCTTCGTTTTTGCACCTGAGAGCCGTTGGTGTTACAGCACCGCGGCTTTCGTCTTTTTTGGCCTTACGCATTACATGCCCCCCAACATCGAAGTCACAATGGCCATCAGTGGCGCCGTCAACTCCGGATCAACCCGGAACATCTCAACAATTCCCTCACTGAGCTCTTTCAGTTTTTGATGGCGCGGAGCACCCATAGCAACAGCCACCTTTGCTTCGCTAGTTTCTTTCTCCAAACGAGCCAGACGAGACATAAAATTGTCTTCGGGTAGAAGGCGGTGACGGTATTCCAGAGGAAGAACGGCCATGATTGCGGGCGTCAGTTGGCGTGTATACTCGCGGTACTTTTCCGATTCGGCCGGGTTATCCAGATAGCGAAAGAGTTTCTGACGAGCACGGCTGAGGTCTTCAGGAAAATCGATGCCCTCGCCGCCCTGCTGGCGCCATTCTTCGATGATGTATGCGGAGACAACATCCTGTCCTGCGACCGATGCCCAGGCACGAACGGCAGAGCGAATATTGTCATGCTCAGCCACTCTCGGCTGATTTAGCTTTATCAGAGAGCCGGCGTTGAATCCGGTACTTTGTTGAAAAGAAAGAGTGTGCATGGTCAGCCTCCCAACTCTTGCGAAGACAAACCATCATTGGGATTCGGATAGAGATCCGGGCGAAGTTCGTGCGGGGTGACGCCTGTTGCGTGAAAAATCGGGAAAACCCGCCCTTGCGGCACAACACCGGCATGACGATGTTTCCAATGACTAACTGTCATTGACGAAACATCTAATTTTTCCGCCAGCTTTGTTGCGTCTCCGGCGATATGTATGGCTTTTTCAAGTGCGTTCATAAACCACTCCATTAAGGTTGCCCGTAAATTAAACATTATGTTTATTTTAATGTCAACTTTATGAATGTTGAGATGGTAAACATTTAGTTTAAAATCGTGATATATGAGAAAAAATACGCACCAAGCAGATAACCCGCAGGTACAGCGGCTTAACGAAATCATCGAGCAAAAGCGCATATCTAAAGCGGATATAGCGAGGATCTGCGGTGTGAGCTCGCAATCTGTTAACAACTGGTTTGTCCGGGGTGCGATAGGTAAAAGCTCCGCGATAAAACTCGCCGATGCGCTTGGGGTCAGCCTTGAGTGGGTTTTAGGTCAGGATGTGGATCCTAAAGACGGGTTAAGACCAGACGAACGTCGCCTACTGGAGCTCTACAACCAATTGCCGAACGAGGAAGAACAACAGAACATGTTGCGGGTCGTGTCACTACGCCTGAAAGAGCTCGACGAGCTGTACGCGAAGTACATGGGGCGGCGAATTAAGGGTGATTCGGAGTAACTACCCTAGTTAGGCTCTGCTCGACCACACATTTCGAAACCTAACAAACTAGCTCTCCCCTGCTTACGCACATGAAGCGTGGGGAGATAACTTGGCTATGCTCGCCATGAGAGACTGGAATAGAAAAAGCTAATAATATTATAAAGTTACTTTAATTTCATGAGGTTTATATGTCTTCTTTGTGGGGTAAAAAGCAGATGGCAGAAGAACAAGATCCAAACAATAGCGAACCAGACCCGGAACAAGGAAGTTTATTTGAATTAGAATTCAATGAATATACTCCGTCAAACTTGGGTACAGTGCATCTTTCTGGCTTTGCTATTGCCACTGATGAGATGGAGTATGCGGTTAAAAGCATGAAAGCCGCACCTCCTTTCCCTGTACAAAACCCCACTCAAGTACCAGCTGCAGAGTGGTTTTGCACAAATTTGGCTGAAAGATGTGGGATCGCAACACCTGTTTGTAAGGTTCTTAAGTGTATCGCTGATGGCGAGTATGTATTTGGCTCTCGTATTGAGTTTTCTGCATGGAAGTCAGGACTTAACGGCCCGCAATGGATCAATTTGCTGGCGAACGCCTCTGAGTCATTGAAAAAACAGCTATGGGCAATTTATGCTTTTGACCAATTCGTGTACAACATTGATCGCCATCTCAATAATTACCTTTACATGGAAAATACGCGCGGTCACATCATAGTAAAAACGTTCGATTTTAGCTTGAGCTCTTTTGTTATCGGTTGGCCACGTAGCACCCCGCACACACTTCCTACAGATTCAAGCACATCAACAAACTGGTCTATAGCTAAGCAATTTGTCGGCGATACACCAGAATTAAGAATGTGCGCATTGTCAGTACTTGACAAGATTGAGAAAATTGGAGTTGCTACCATCTCTGATATACTGGAATCTATGCCTGTCGCATGGATGCCACCAATGCATAAAGAATATTTTCTGAAATGGTGGGATAGTGAGGAAAGAATTGAGCGAATAAACGCTATAAGACTGGAGATAAACTCTTGAAAACTTTCAAATACAGCTTAATCAGAGTTACGCCGAATCTTGAGAAAGGTGAAACGATTAACGTTGGCTTGATCGTTTACCATGACTCCGACATAGACGTACGCATGCTTAATTCAGTTTCAAAGCTTAAAGCAATTGATAAAGGTCTTTCACAAAATTACTTGGAAGATCTTTCTAGCTCACTTTTTGATTTGTCACACAAAATAAACGACGTTGAACTTCTTCCGTGCCTTTTTAAGGGATCGTTATCATTATCTTCTTTTGGTATGTTTACCATTCAAAGTAATGATAATTACGAAACAAAAATTACTGATTTGATGAACAGATTAGTAAATCCACAGAAGCAATCTCACAAGCAACTGAAAAGAAAAGTTTTCTTTGAAATAAAGTCAACCTTCATGCAGCACGGAATCTTTAGCAAATACTCTGAAGACCTTTATCAGCACAAGATTGTTGCTAACTATCCTATAAGCGATGACGAAGGCTTAGTTGCCGATTTCTTGCTAAAGAATGGCAAATACCATCTCACTGAAACTTTAGATTTCCGTTCTGAAAATATTAAAAAACAAATGGGTGAGGCTGCTGTGAGTGCTTTAACAATCTCAAAAGCATGTGAAATTTACAAATATAATATCGACTCATTTGTTATTTATGCAGCTGAAACTACAGCACAAGAAAAAACCGCAAAACAGCAAATAAATCTTCTTGAAAAACATGCAGATAACCTTATAAATGCGTACAGTAAAGAAGATATGAATTTTTATTATGAAAAGATGTTAAACGCTGCGTCAATGCTTCAGTAATTTAGTTTATGAATCCAACCCGGCCACCGTGCCGGGTTTTTTTATGCCCTCTTCCCCATGACGTTCCCGACTTCCCATATGTTGTTCGACCAAGTGATCATCCACTACCAGATCCACCACAGAAGCTCCAACGCATTGAGTTTTAGCCCCGCCTTATCCTCATCGTAATCCATGTCCGCCCCTATCTGATGGTTTTATAGCCGCTCTCTGCTTTAAAAAGATGCAGCCAAGGTTTGTACGCCCCAAAAAATTAAACTTTTTGTTTATATTTAAAAGCTCATTTAGTTGACATGATAATAAACAAAGTGTTTAATTATCCTGTAACAACAAACCACCCAGGCAGGACGCCCACGAAGTAGCGGCCCGGCGCATACGAAGACCGGGATGAGGTGGATTTATCAACGCGCAGTAGGTTCAAACGTTCCGCTGGCCACGTAATGGCTGAGGTTGAAATGAGTAAGAACGGCATCAAAGCCCTGATCATTTCGGCATTTATCGGGCTCTTAATCTGGACTGTGCTAGTCATCGAACTATGGGGTTATTTCAATGATTGATTTCGCACGCAAACCCGCTCGTCAGCAGGCCGTCAGACTAGGCCCAGTGACCGCGTTCATCCGCCGGATGTGCTATCTGCTCGCACAGAAAGGCGACCCGTCATGAGTTCGCTGTTCGCCCTGGTGCTTTCCATCAGCATGACAGTTGGAGGTACGCAGGAAGTTTTACTTGGTGTGTATGAGAGTGAGAAGGCCTGTCAGAGCGCAGCAGCTGAGCAGGACGTAAAAGGTGAGTGTTACCCACTTAAAGGACTGCTGGAAGAGCACCCTGCCGGATTCACGGCGCAGATGTAGGAGGAGTAATGCAGAAGAAATGTGCGTACTGCCGCAAACCGATTGAGGAACGGGAAGAAGTAAAAATGACCATCCTCATCATTCACGGCGCGCAGCAGGTACGACGAGAAAGAACGTATTGCTCGAAACGTTGTGGCGATTATGACGCCATGGCTAACGAACCCTGATTAGAACGATTCAAATATTACCTTATGTCCTACGCCGTTTAACTGGCGGGGATACTTACAACCTAAATATATTCCGGGAGTAATTATGAACGTATTTCAAATTGAATTCGATTTAAGCCCACTGAATAAATCTATCGCTTTGTTTAAATGCCAAAAATCACTGTCTGGCGTTATCCATGTTTCTGATAAAAATGAAACAACGGTCATTCTCGATGGTGGTTATGTACTTGGTGAATTTCACTGCCAGATGTGTGCAATTAAAGCCATTTCATTATTGGCTGTAAAAATTGCTGATTACGAAAAAACAGGCTCTGGCAATTACCGGGATTACAAACGCGATTACAGCGAAAGGGTTTTCCAGACCTTCCATTAAGCGAAAGCCCACACAGGGTGGGCCTTCCGTCCGGTGGCACCGACCAAAGTTACACCGGACATCACCTGGTTGAAACCGAGGTGCCTCCAGGGCGCCTCCATTCTAACGATTAGAGGATTAGATGTCATGAGTGAAGTTAAACCGATTTTCCTGTATCGCAGGGCAAAAAAACAATCTAACCAACCCGAAGCGGTTTTGTGGTGCAGCGATGATTATGAAACGGCGAATGCCACGCTGGATTACTTGCTGATTAAAGCAGGTAAAAAACTGAAAGATTATTTCAAAGCCGTTGCGACAAACTTCCCGGTAGTTAATGAACTTCCTGAAGAAGGTGAGATTAGTTTTACCTTCTGTGATTATTATCGCCTGCGTGAAGATGGGATGACATGGGAGCAAATTCCAGAGGTAACGTTGCCGTCCGATAACATCAACGTTGAAGACGATTCTGGTACCTCTATCGTTGATGGTGTCGATATCACTACGGGTGAGATTTTGGATGAATACCCCGGCACTGACGGTATTGATATCACCGCGGACGATGATCAGAACACGCTCTACCCGGTGGTAAAGCTCCGTAAACCACAGCGCATCATCTCGCAGTTTCTCAGCGATACCCTGACGCACCATGTCTCCCAGGAGCAACGGATCCAAATCGGCACAATGGAGATGGATACCGACAACTACTACATCCAGAACCTGTTGCTGGCGGCGCAGAGCCTTCCTGAAATCGACAAACTCACCACGGCTAATCTGTGGAAACTTACAGATGCTGTGAAGAAAGTATTCCCTACCGATAAGCGCACTGAGCTCGGCGTGATGCTTAATTTCCTGAATTTATGGCTGGAGACCCCACATCTTGACCGCGGGATCCTGGTAAAAGAATGGGCTGCTGGCCATCGTATTACCTCAGTGCAGCGCACTGATACCGGCACAACTGCCGGAGGCGGTAACCAGACAGATCGTAATCCGGATTACACGCACACCCTCGATACGCTTGACGTTGAGATAGCCCTGGCAACCCTACCGATGGATTTTGATATCTATAATTTCCCGGTCTCAATCCATCGGCGCGCGAAAGAAATCGTCCAGAAAAAAGAAAGCCCATTCAAAGAATGGTCGGCGGCTCTGCGCAGCACAGCAGGCATCCTTGATTATTCCAGGGCAGCTATTTTTGCCCTTATTAGAGATGCTTCTATCGGCATAACTCCCTTCCAAGATCGTTTACGCGGTTACATCAACGCGAATTTAACAGAGCATAAACATGATGTTCCAAGCGCTGAAACGCTGAAGAAGGCAGGCCATATATCCTCTGCTACCGTCGCGCTGGAAGCGGTGAAAAAAGCAATGGACGGTGAAGCAGGCGAACCTAATCTGGAAAACCTTTCCACTGATTACCAGGTGGTTGGTGCCGAACTGGTGAAAGAAGCCAAAACCAAACAGCCTGAAGTTGCCAACCTTGGCGCCGGTGTGTTCTCGATTGAAGGCCTGATGGCCTCTCCTGCCCCAACAAGCCCTAAAGAAGAGGCTACCAGCAATGTGCAGATGGAAGCGGCTCAGCCGATCAAAGACGAAGTTGATAATGCGATATCAGCAGGCGAAAGCGCTGATGCAGCTGCTGCGCAAACAGATGCCGTAAATATGCGTGAAATTCTGGCCGAGCGTTGCCCCGACCTTACCGCGGCGGTGCTGAATGACCAGAAATTAAAACCTTCAGATGCTGAAGTTGTCGTTAGCACTTTACCCAGTGATGTAAACCAAAATGTCGATTCTGTAACCCGGAATGAGCCAGTTATCGCAGAAAGCGAGCCAGATGTTAAACCGGCATGGCCGGAATATTTCGAGCCGGGTCGTTATGAAGGCCTGCCGAACGAGGTTTATCACGCCGCCAACGGTATCAGCTCGACGATGGTGAAAGATGCCCGTGTATCGCTGATGTATTTCGACGCACGCCACGTTTCCAAAACCATTCAGAAAGTGCGCTCCCCGGTATTGGATATGGGCAACCTTGTGCATGCACTGGCGCTGCAGCCGGACGACATGGACAAAGAGTTCAGCGTCGAGCCCGAAATCCCTGAAGGTGCGTTCACCACCACCGCGACGATCCGCTCTTTTATCGATGAGTACAACACCACGCTGCCAGCACAACTGAGCAGTGACGATATCAAAGCATTGCTTGAGGCACATAACGCCACACTGCCCGCGCCTGTATCCCTGGGCGGCGACAAAGATGCAATTGGCATTGCGTACCTGGAATTACCTGACGAGTTCAAACGAATCGTTGGTGACGATAAAAACTTTACCGCGGCAGCAATGAAGGCCTGCATCAAAGAATACAACGCCACCCTGCCCGCGCCGGTTAAAACCAGCGGCAGCCGTGATGCGCTGCTTGAACAGTTGGCAATCATCAACCCTGATCTCGTTGCACAGGAAGTCCAGAAGCCTCAGCCACTGAAAGTTTCCGGTACCAAAACGGACCTTATTCAGGTTGTGAAATCGGTTAGGCCGGATGCCGTGTTTGCTGACGAACTGCTGGATGCATGGCGCGAGAACCCGGAAGGAGAAGTGCTGGTCACCCGTCAACAGTTGGCTACGGCGTTAGCCATTCAGAAAGCACTGTTGAAACACCCTACCGCCGGTAAGTTGCTCCAGCACCCGAGCCGGGCCGTCGAGGTGAGCTATTTCGGTATTGATGAAGAAACTGGTCTGGAAATTCGCGTGCGCCCAGACCTTGAGATCGATATGGGCGGCCTGCGCATCGGCGCTGACCTGAAGACAATCAGCATGTGGAACGTCAAACAGGAAGGCCTGCGCGCGAAGCTGCACCGGGAAATCATCGAGCGCGATTATCACCTGAGCGCGGCAATGTACTGCGAGACCGCAGCCCTCGATCAGTTCTTCTGGATTTTCGTCAACAAAGACGAGAACTACCACTGGATCGCCATTATCGAGGCATCCGAAGAACTGCTGGAACTGGGCATGCTGGAATACCGCAAAGCGATGCGCGCCATAGCGCACGGTTTCGATACCGGCGAATGGCCAGCGCCGATCACTGAAGACTACGCCGAAGAACTTAACGATTTTGATGTGCGCCGTCTCGAAGCGCTGCGCGTACAGGCATAAGGGGAATAACAATGTCCAATTTAGTCGCAACTACTGAAAACCAGACCCAGAAGATCGACAACGTTTCTATTCTGACGAACGGTGAATTGTTCAACCGCCTGCGCACGCTTTCTGAAGTAATGGCCAACAGTGGAAATTTCGTCCCTGAGCATTACCGCGGTAAACCAGATGCGTGCATGGCTGTAGTGATGCAGGCAGCGCGCTGGGGTATGGATCCGTTTGCAGTGGCACAGAAAACCTTCATCGTGGGTAACTCAGGTGTGCTTGGTTATGAGGCACAACTGGTGAATGCGGTAATTAACACCATGGCCCCAACCAAAGACCGGATCCATTTTGAATGGTTTGGTGCATGGGAAAATATCGTTGGGCGCTTCGTGGAGAAGACAAGCAGCCAGAACAAGAAATACATCGCTCCAGGCTGGGATTTGAAAGATGAAGCTGGCGTGGGCGTCCGCGCCTGGGCAACGCTCAAAGGAGAATCAGAACCTCGCGAGCTGGTCCTGATGCTTTCACAGGCACAGGTACGCAACTCAACGCTGTGGGCAACCGATCCGCGTCAGCAGCTGGCCTATCTTGCCGTTAAACGTTGGGCGCGGTTGTACTGCCCAGATGTGATCCTCGGTGTCTATACCCCCGATGAAATTGATGAGCGTGAGGAGAAGGTGATCAACCCCTCGTCTGTTGAAAGGGTCACCATTGATGAGATTGCCAGCAGTGCGGGAACATCAGCCAGTGCACAGGAATCAACCAAAAACATCGATCAGTTAGCCGACGATTTGCGTGACCGCATTGAAAAAGCTGTGACAGTCGACCAGGCAAGCGCAATCCGTGGCGACATCGAAACCCAAAAACCCACACTTGGTACCGCGCTATACACGGAACTGAAAAATAAAGCCGTTCGTCAATATCACCTGGCTGATCACCGTAACCGGGTGGAAGCGGCTATCAATTCACTGCCAAGTCCTGGCGATCCGGAAGCCGCAGAATTGTTTGCTAAAGCCGAAGGTGTTCTCAATACCGCCAAACGTTACCTGGGCGATGAACTGTACGACCAGTTCCGCATCACCCTGGACGACATGAAACCGGAATACGTGAGCTAAGGGAGGCGGGAGGGTTCGCCCTCCCGGTAATGCTATGAGCAAATCATTAAATGCACGTTGTATCCGCCGCTGGGAAGTTGAATTCAAAGGTCGCTGCGATTCGAAATATAGCCCGTACTGGCGCAAGCGTGACCTGCGCGGGTATATCCGGGAAGCGGCTCTGACCACGGCCGCCAGCATGGTTGAAAACATGGCCTACAACAACGCAATGCATGATTTTTTCGCTGATGTAGGTGATAGGCATGACTGGTCTCCAGAGTTCTCAGCATGGTACGACGCGTATGCGACGTAAAGGCGGTGCAGCATGAGCCTTAAACACCGTTTACCTGAACTCGAGGCCAGCATTGACCCGGTCGCATTGCGCGCTGCCGCCGACGAATATTCGGATCTGCTTCTGACTTTGTGCTTGTGCATGAAGATGGCCGGCCCCACTCGGGCGAATGTGCGCGCTTGCGCCACTGAGCTGAAAAAACGTCTGACTTCCTGGCATAGCCAGAAAGAGCTCAACGCCATTCTTTCCAGTTGGGATCCGGTTGGCTATGTGCTGGGACTCCGTCGTGAAGCGAATGATAACGCACGCGCCGCCGGTGACCCTGTCGACGTTTTTGTGTGAGGTGAGCATGAGACTGATAAACCGAAGCATGCAATCCCCTCTCGGCCGCCAGGCATGCGATGCGGCGCTGGCTAAGCATGTTGAGCTCTACGGCGAGTACGGTCGTCAGAAAACGAAGCGGACCTATACGGTCGTCGTACAGGGTTCGAAAATTACGGTAGAGGTAGTGAACCGGCGATGCAGTTACGTGGCGACGGCTATGAACTGCGCCCGGCGGCTCCGTCATTTACCTGGTCAGGTTTCCTGATATCGAATTATCACCCCCCTGCGGTGAGCATGCTTATACTCGGCATGTCGCCAGAGAGGCTTATATGGCGCAGATCATTTTTAATGAAGAGTGGATGGTTGAAAAGGCTCTGATGGCGCGAACTGGCCTTAGAGTCCGGCAGATTGAACGTTACCGTCAAGGAGCCTGGATAGAGGGTGTTCACTTCAAAAGAGTTTCCCCTTCTGGAGAAAAAACTTTGCGCGGGACCACCTGGTACAACTATCCGGAAATAAATAAATTTATCCGGGATTCGTAAAATGGCAACACTTCCTACAGGCGTAGAGATTCGTGGTAACAGAATATGCGTCTGGTTTATGTATAAAGGTAAGCGCTGCCGCGAGGTGTTAAAGGGGTGGATTGTAAGCCCCGCCAATATTAAAAAAGCTGGTAATTTAAGAGCGGTAATTACCAGCGAAATAAGCATGGGAGAGTTTGATTACGGTCGTCGATTCCCGTCATCCAAAAAGGCGGCAGCGATAAACACTACTCTACAGGTGAGCACATTTTTTGAACTGTGCGAACTATGGCTAAAACTTAAAGAAACTGAAATCAGCGCCAATACCTTAAAGAAAACAAAATCCCAGGTTGATACGCTAATAAAAATTATGAACGGAAATACTATGCTTAACGTTATAGGATACAGCGACATACTTAATTGTAGAAATGAATTACTCACTGGAGAAACTTTTTATTCAAAAAACAAACGTAAAAATAAAAATGGCAGAACGGTTTCAACTGTCAATAATTATGTTTCTTTGCTGTGTTCTATTTTGAGTTTTGCGTATATATCCGGTTTTATCCAGCATAAACCGTTTGAGGGCGTAAAAAGCCTGCGCAAAACCAGGGTTAAGCCGGATCCACTCACAAGAGAAGAGTTTGCAACCCTCATGGCCAGTGAACGTGGTCAAAGCCAGAATATGTGGAAATTCGCCGTCTATTCTGGTGTGCGGCATGGTGAGCTGGCGGCACTGGCATGGGAGGATGTCGATCTGGATAAGGGCGTGATACACGTTAGACGGAATCTGACAGCGAACGGCATGTTCGGCCCACCAAAAACAGCAGCAGGAAACCGGACGATTCAACTGCTCGGCCCTGCGCTGGACGCGCTGAAAGCGCAGCATGAACTGACGGCTGGTCATCCGGTATCCACTATTACGTTTCACCACAGGGAATATGGTTCAAGCGAGGAACAGGAATTGCGATTCGTTTTCATGCCGCGGAGAAGGAAAGGCGAGCAAAAACCCTGCTACTCGCACAGTAGCATAGGCAGCAGATGGGAAGCTGCAGTAAAACGCGCTGGCATTCGCCGCAGGAATCCGTACCATACGCGGCATACTTTTGCCTGCTGGCTCCTGACGGCTGGCGCAAACCCGTCTTTTATAGCCAATCAGATGGGGCATGAAAACGCGCAAATGGTGTACGACGTTTATAGTACATGGATAGAAGAGATGAACGGCGACCAGGTTTCTATGTTGAACTCCCGGCTTGGGCTTTAA